AAATAATTTAGAGACATGAAAGATTTAATACATTCTTTGGATACCTTACCTTTGTAAGCTTTCATGTTTTTAATCTGACGAACAGATAACCACCGTCCCAAAAGTTTACCATTTTTCGCCGATACCCATTTCTTTTTACCTACATCGAATCGATATGTTAAAAACATATATTTTCTCGGTTTCACTAACCTGGCTCCTACAATATACATGTTCTTCAATGCTGCATATTTTTGAGTAGATTCCAGAAACTTATTTCCTTTGGCACTGACCATACCTTTTCCGAAACTCGAGCCTATCGGTTTTATGGATTGTTGAGCCTTTTTCAATGCTGATTTTATTTCATCTTCTGTTGGTTCGACAATTTCATCGATTACTGCGGATTTATCAATAGTTTTGTCAGTGATTAAAAATGTATTTATATCAGGATCCGATTCTTTTTTTTTCTTAACTTTCTTAATATCCCATTTACCGTTCCTATAGCTTATACAGAAATATTTTTTTTGGCCGTCATGCATGTGTTCAGCAATTACTCGAATGTCTTTATTGTTACTCTTTAATTTTCTATTCATATATTTCATACTATTTGTGTTTACCGGATCATTTGATGCATTGTAATGAGAGGATCCATTGTATAGAATAGTGTGTTTATTTATAAAGGGATGTTCCGTTTTAGTACCTGTAAAAAGAGTTCCACTTTCTTCGTTCCATATATCTATTTGAATACCATAACAATGTTCTGCTACTCGTATAACGGGTTCTATACTCCATTCCCCATCAGTCATGAGGATTTTTTTTGTGTCATCGAAAACTGCTTGAAGTGGGAATAAATTCTTGAAAAATTCTTTTTCCTCATTAAAATGATCTAGTAGATTTTTTTTCACGTCTTTCCAGTTGTTCTCGTCCATATTTAAAAGAACAGCTATTGCTCTGAATTGACAATTTCCATCTCCTATTACAGTTACTTCTTCTAATTGTAAGTTTTTGAATTCTGGTTTGTTGCAGAACGTCTCCCGTCCCCGAACTTTTTTCTTTTTTCCATCAGATGATCTAACCGATTCCTGAGATCTAATCGATTCCTGAGAACTTTCCGACTTCTGAGATCTAACCGATTCCTGAGAACTTTCCGACTTCTGAGAACCTTCCGACACCCTCTGTATTTCTTCTATCTGAGGGGTTGTTTTTTTATCAACAATACTATGTATACATTGTTTGAGTTGTTTAGTTCCCATTGTCTGTACCATAAATGTAAGTATCTCATCGACCTCCATTTTTTTCAAGTTTTTTATGATATCTTCTACTTTACTCTTTTTATCTCCCATTTATAAATGGCAAATAAAATAATTTTTGTAAACAGGTTTTTAATTCAAGATTGCAATTGCAAAGAAACAAATTCTGAAATGTTATCAAATATAGAAACTAAATCTTCAAAAGATTTTTCAGAATCTTTTATTAGTTTTTCCAATTTTTTTGGATCCGAACCATTTAGGATATCGTCTTTTATTACAACAAGTATTCTTTCTATTGTAAGATATTCTCCAAGAATATCTTTATTGTGATTGGCAAATAACTGAATTGTTTTGATGTATTCTTCATTAGAACTGATGAGTTTATGAATCTTTTGATTGGCCATCTTTGTTTCTTTGTCATTATCTTGTATCGATTCTAGATATGTCCGAACACAGTTTAGTATTTTTTCTTCGTTTTTTTCGAATTGATAAATTATTTTTGTATTTTGCGAAACAGTTAATAATTGATTCACGAGGTCTTTGTTTCCAGAGAAATCAGAACTTTTAAAATCCGGACTGTCTCTTTCTTTGCAGTTTATATTTTCGTATGTAATCAAATCATGTGTTACAGTTGACACATTACCAGGAACATATTCCATAGACGGTTCGTTGTCGATTATAAGTTTAAAATCGAGGGAGTTAGGCGGATCTTTTTTTGCACTGTACAGCTTAAATTCTTTTTTATCATCAAACAAAACACCAACTGGGAATTTATCAGTATATCTTTCCAGATTATCTGGATCTTTTACGTATATGTCTCCAGTGGAATAATTTTCATAATGCGCAACATATTCTTTAATTTTTCTATTATAATAAGGCTCGATTATCTCATTGAGACGCTGAATGTTTCCATATTCGTTCAGTTTACAATCAACCGCAGACTGTTTGAGAAGATACTCAAACGATCTCGAGTTTCTCTTCTTAACATAAGATTTTTCTATAATGTACATCTCTATCGACTTAGTAGTCAAACCCATCTTTTTAGCTGCACCGAGTTTTAATTTCGATTTTTCTAAATGTTTCAACTTTTTGGTTAATTCTCGTACATTCAGTTCTCCAGGAAAAGTAGGAAGTGTTGAAATGTGTGTATAAACGTTAACATACCTTTCGTTTTCAGGAAGGTCCTTGTGACTTTGTAGACGAATAGCTCTTGCTTGAATCTGTTTCATTCTGGAATCATTCCACCACGGAGTTAATATGTGAACGTTTCTGACATTATGTAAGCTAACTCCTTCCATAATAGCTTCCGTTCCCATTATTATTTTAATATATTCACCATCTATGTTTTTTTTGGAATTAAATTGCCCGATGACACTATTGGAAAACAATTCCTTATTTTTTCCTACTATTTCGCCTGTCCATAAAACGTACCTATTTTTAGGTTTTGTCGCTTTATTTAACGAATCATCGAGTGGATCAAATTTGATGAAATCTAAAACATCTAGGATCACCGCTATTGCTTTTACCCCAGAATCTAGATACTTTGAAAATAAGAATACCGTTCCAGTTGAAGACAAAATTTGACTAACGACATTTGAGTATTTTACACTGTAATTTTGTTTGACAAACTCAAGAACAGCTTCAATTTTTTTATCAGGTTGAAGACCTTTAGACACATTTTCAAGAATTCTTCTGAAATCGTCTAGTTTATTGCTTTTTTGTTGTTTTTTACTTTTCGATGACACGGTTAATTCTTCGAAAAATATATTTGAGCACATCTGGGAACTAGAAAAAAAAGACGACACATCCTTATCAGTTATGTCTTTATTTTCCCGAATCGAAGGTATATCTTTAAGAAGTGCTTTTACATACTCTTCAAACTGACGAGTGTTCTCAATAAGTGGGTGGTGGATTGTTATGTTTCTGGTGAAAGGATACAATCTTGGATTACCTCCTCCAAAATAAGAAACGTAACCTGTACACATCCATTTAAATAACGATTCGTTTATTAATTTATTATTTTCCTGGTCGACAAATAATTTATTGAATTCCATTTCATTATTAGGAAAATGCAATCTCGGGCGAAAAAGATTCATTGTTAGTCCTATTTCATATGGTTTGTCGTATATAGGTGTCGCGGACATAATAATTAATTTATTGTTTGGATGCATATGATAAGAAATTTTATTGATAAGTGTCCTATAAGATTTTCCAGTTGCACTTATTAGTTTATGAATTTCGTCTATAATAATAATTGATCCTTGCTTTTTCATAGTGGTTAGATACACGCTTTTATTTTCATCTTTTGACATGTCGTTTATCATCGAATCGTGACTCATTATGTGCCAGAACTTTTCGATTTTCCGATCAATGGCTGCTAGATTTGCAGGATTTATGTGCATTGCAGTTTCACCAAGATCCTTTCTATAGTTCTGTTCTTCTCCTTTTATTGTAACACGCGATGGACATAACCCCAATAATTCTTTCTTGTAAGATGGAATAACTTGTGCAGGCGTTGATACGAGTATAATAGGATGTTTTTCCCCCCTTCTATCAGTTTGCATATTCCAGTCATAGTAGGCTTTCATTGCTTCCCCTACTATAATTGAAGTGCATGTTTTACCGGAACCCAATCCATGATATATCAAACATCCGTTTACATTTGTATGATAATTTATATAACTGGCTACGAATTTTTGTTGTTGTTTGAGTTCTTCTCTATTTTCTTTAGAAGATACGTAATTTTTCGGAAAAACAAACGGGGAATCTTGTTCGAATGCATCGTCGCCATATATACGACTGATTGAATCATTGAATTTGACGCCATCGAAATTTTCGGGATCGTTAAAATTCTCAAACTCTATCTTACCACACGGAAGATTTTTTCCTTTGAACTTTATACAATTTTTCATAATTATTAATACAAAATATTTTTATTTGTTACTTATATATGCTTAAAATAGGAATATTGATAACGCGTTTGAAAGCAGAGAAAGATAAAAACGAACTTCTCAATATAAATTCAACAAAAAGACCTTGGTTGAAAAAAACACCTCATCATTTGACAATTATACACAAAGGGAAAAGATGCACTTCAGGAGACGTATCAATTGGTATGTATATTGGTGACAAATTCGGAATAGATATTGATTTTATTTCTCCTGAAGAAATATCTGTTAAAAGATGTCATTCAAACGATATTAATTTCATGTTGATTTTTGATTTGATTGAGTGTTATCACGTCGATTATAAAAAAAAAGGAAACAAAGCATTGTTTGATAATTTCAAAAAAACATTACAGAGAGTTAGGAATATGTATCCTCCGTATTATTATCAGAAATTTATAAACAATAAATGCAGTTACATTTCTCACCTCGATAAGAAATTAACACCAACTATTCCAACTTTTTGTATCACACAGAAAAACTACTTTAAAAACGGTATCAAAGATACAATGGAAAAGTTACAGAAAAAAATAAAATCTCAGAAGTGGACAAAAATAATTGGGAAACCCATTTATGGACAGGAAGCTATTGATTTTAAAATATTTAATCCAAACGACAACGGAAACAAGGCGTTGGTGAAGTACATGGACCAGTGTTTTAACAAATACCCAGGAATAATATTTCAGAAATATATTGAAGGTTTCGATAAAGAAATTCCAGAGATAAGACTATATTTTATAGGGGGAAAGTACGAATATTCCGTGATAACAACCAGTAAAAGTATTAAATTACCAAAAGATGAAGGTGGAACAGGGATCATCCAAAATAAAAATGAAATTATAACAAAAGGTTACGATATCATAAAGGATTTGCCAGAAATAAAGATGAACGGCATAGTCCTTCCCAACCTACTGACAAGATTGGATATTGGATGTTTACAAGACAATTCTATATTTGTGAACGAAGTTGAATTTGTTCCATCGTTGTACGTCGACGTTATAAAGGTTCTTCCTGAACCTATGCTTGGAGACGAGATGGTGAATATACTAAAAAGATTTAAAAAAATAGATAGTTTATAACTAAACATGAAAGATTCAAAACTTTCAAGTTGGTTGTTTAGAAACAAATGCTTTATAACAAAAAATGAAAATAAAAAACACACACATCTGTGTCTAGATGGTGGACGATTATGTATTACTCAGAGTTTACATGCTGAATTTATCACACAATATTCAAACGGTATCTCGGATAACGAGAGATATTACATCTGTGAGGTTCCCACTGATGTTCATAGGATGTACTGTGATCTAGATTTCATCGATACTGATATATACACGATGGAAAAAATAAAAAACGTTGTCAAGATCATATCCAGTGTAGTTAAGCGTTTTTACGATGATGTTTTCAATATAACCGTTTGTATGACCAGTCCAAAAAACGTAGTTAGGGATCGACAAAAAATGGTAAAGACGGGAGTTCACTTGATATGGGAAAATCTGTTTGTAAATAGAAAAAACGCCTTGAACTTGAGTAAACAGTTTATAACCGCGCTCGTGAATGCATGTGGAGAACGACCAGAATACAATAAATGGGAATCGGTTATAGACGAATCAGTGTATTCAGAAACAAACGCTAGTCTACGAATGGTTGGTTCTGCAAAGATTTCTAAAAAGAAGAAAACACATGAATCAACAAAAAAAAATGAAAATGAGAGTGAAGGAGAAAATGAAAATGAATCAATTACCTTAGTTTATGTAGACGAGGGAAGAATATACATGCCAGTATGGATTCATGGAGATAACGATTACACTTTCTCAAATAACTTGGACGTTTTCAGTAAATGCACAATAAGAGTATTTGAAGCTGAAACAGAGTGGATCGAGAATATTCCTGAATTTGTTGTTCCAAAGAAAAAAACATCAGAATCGTCTGGCAGTATGGTTATATCTAATGATCCTGTGTTTCTTAAAGTTTCTGATTTTATCTCCAAGAAAACGATACCTGAATGGAACCGCCCTATTAGAACTCTTAAAAAACAAGGAAAGTTTTACGTAGCAAAGATAGAAAACGGTATGTATTGTCTAAACATCAAAAAAGAACATAACTCTTGTGGAATTTACTTTCAAATTACAGAGGAAGGTCTTTGTCAAAGATGTTTTTGTAAATGTAAAACAATGGAAGGTAGAGAAAACGGGTATTGTTCGGATTATAAATCTAAAATTTTCAAGTTACCATTTGAATTGAAAACTTTATTGTTTCCAGATAAAAAATCTTCCAAGAAACACATGGACCTTTCATATACAGACCTTTTTGGGTCGTATTCTTCTGTACATACTGAAAAACAAAAATACATGAAAATGTCTATGAACACTATTCTGTATATTGAGAATTTCATTAACGGTGATTCCGATTAAAGGTAATTGACAAACAACTCATTTAAAAATATAAGGCTTTTATAAAAAACAATGTATTCCGATGATGATATTTATTCTGTTTCAAATGATTATGAAACATACTCGGAAGATGAAAATTATATAAACCATATGACAGATGTACAAGATTCCATTAGGGAACAAGAAGATTTAGATACATTTCTAGAATGTCTTGAAGAAGCAAGAGGATATTTTTATTTTCTTAAATGGAAATCGTCGGGGGAATTGTATTATATGATAAAAAACAATATTTATGATAAAACAGTAGAAGAAATTCAAATGACAGATGGTGATTATTATTGGTGTTCAAATTTAATTTCATCTGCAAATCCAGAGTATGAAATAACAGATAATATTGTTTTTCAATTTTATATGAATATAATATAACAATATATAAAGACACACTTTCATTTGCATTAATGAACCAACGGTTTATTAATACTGATGAATAGCTTTGAGCCAATCGACTGTGAAACATCTTTAAAAGAGTTTATTGAAAGAACAAATATTTATAAAGACGCCTGTAATCAGATTATCTCTAAATTAGAACATAAAGCGATATCACACGAAATTAAATATCAACAACAGAGAATAAGATACAGTAAAGCTTATTTTGAAGGACATCCTTTTTACGTTGGAAATAGTCTTCTTGATTCAGATTTTTTCAAACTGATTCATTTTATTCGTCTGTGCTGTACATAAAATATATTCGTTATATGTAATGGATAATAAACGCAAACTTGAAGAAAATCCAGCTGAAAATGAAATGCCTACTCAAAAAAGGAGAATTATCGAATTTCAACCCAGTGTCAAAAATATACAGACACTTGCAGATCTGATAACAATTTCAAAAGAGTGGACAGATTTTAAGGGTAAACTGAAGAAAGGAAATAAAAATGAAAAAATACGGCACGAACTGATTATTAAGAAATATATGGATTATGAGAAAATTTCAAATATAAGAAATCACCTTGAGAATCTAAACAATTTAGTTGGAATGAAAGAACTTAAAAAGAATATAGTTAATCAGATACTATTCTTCACACAAGATCTGCATCACAAAGAAATGATGCACACCGTATTAATGGGGCAACCAGGTGTTGGTAAAACAGTTGTTGCTCAGATACTTGGTAATATATACAAAGACCTTGGAATGTTGAAAAAAGGAACCTTCAAAATTGCACAGAGAGCAGACTTTGTTGGCGAATATCTTGGTTCAACTGCAATAAAGACAAAGAAACTTCTTGAATCTTGTATAGGAGGAGTTTTATTTATCGATGAAGCTTATTCTCTTGGAAATAAAGAGAAAAGGGATTCATTTGCAAAGGAATCGATCGATACTCTTAATCAGTTTCTGTCAGAACATACCGATAATTTTATATGTATTATAGCTGGGTACGAACATTCACTAAACGAATGTTTTTTTTCATGGAACGAGGGTTTGGAGAGAAGATTTCCGTGGAAATTTAATCTGACAAAATATTCTTCATCTGAATTGAAGGATATCTTGTTATACCAGATAACAAACAATGGTTGGCTACACAATATATCCAATGATGACCTTCTAGCGATCACAAAACAAAACGAAGCGCTTTTCACTTCAAATGGGGGAGATTGTTTGTTGTATTTTGATAAATGTAAGATATATCACGCGAGGAGAGTTTTTGGATCTCCCGTCGAAACAAAATTCATACTCACAAAGGAAGATTTCGTCGAAGGTATGAAACTTTTCAAAGAGTTTAAATCCAAAAAACAACCAGAAAATATTCCCATTGGAATTTATCTATAAATTTATTTAAAAAATAAATGACAACTGGAAAGAAAGTAAACGTAGAACGAAAAACTAAAGAGCAAACTAAAGAGCAAACTAAAGAGCAAACAAAAAGGAAATGACCGAAATCGGTATCGACAGGGAAAAAAGTCGGTTTGTATCTATGCGAGCTTTCCACAATATTATAAAACGAAATCTTATATTGGAAACCGTGAAACTGTTAAAGAAACGCACTATTAATTTGTTCGATATTTCAGTCGGTAGAATGGGTGACTATCATAGCTGGAATAATGCTCAAATCTCATATGTGTTTGGGATTGACCCGGACAAAGAATCTCTCTTGGAAGCTAAAAGAAGGTATATCGAACTAAAAAAGAACAATAAATCGATCACGAATGTGGACTTTGCCGTTTGTAAAATAACAGATGATAAAACAAACCTAACATTTCCCAAGAGTAAATTATTGTACGATATTGTGCAGTGTCAGTTTACAATTCATTACTTTTTCGAAAAACAAGAAATGTTGGACAACGCATTGAGACGGGTCGAGGTAAAATTGAAACCAGGCGGGTATTTTATAGGAACAGCAATTGACGGAGATAAAGTAAACCGTGTTTTGAATAAAAATCCCAGTATTAAAAATAAATATTTTATGATACAGAAAGAGTACACGGAGTATACTCCTTTTGGATCAAAATATCAGTTTTGTCTATTTGATAAACCAGGTTCTGGAAACTATTTTAATAATATGTCTAGTGTAGAATATCTTGTTCCTCAATGTGTTCTTACCCAGGCGTGTAAACATTTTGGATTACACCTAGTTGCATACAAAAACTTTAGCGATATATACGAAGAATGCGGAAACTCGATGATATCTAATCAATATGAGAAAGATATTTCATTTATGTATTACACATTTGTATTCCAGAAAAAATAAAACAATTGCGTTATTATCTTATATAAATTTTATTTACGATCTTTATGTCTTCCAATAATATTAATATAAGATTAGATACAAAAGAGTCAGAAAGACCCGTTGTTAACGTTAGGAGTTTACCCATGAATTCCAAAAAAGAAGACAAGTTTGTTATTGACGATGATAATATCTCTGAAGTTTCTGCTACACGTATTGGAAAAAGAGAATCTAGTGGAAACAAGTCACGACATAGCGACACTAAACCTAAACGAAAAGAAGTAAACTTACACTCAAGTCGAATGGATAACAGATTCGATATATATTCAAATTCACAGAAAAGAAACAAACAAGTACAAGAGAGTGAAGAAGATAGCGAAGATGATGACAGCGAAGATAGCAGTGATACAAGTAGTGACGACATAAATGAAAGCAACGAAGAATATACTAGTGACTCAAATTCTAGTGTAGCTTCAATTTCACCAAAAGAGATAGAATCAAAGAAGCAAGAATATCTTTTGAAACTCCATGATCTAGAAAACAAAGGATTCCGACTCACTCAAAACTTTACCATGAAATCTGAGTTAGATGACCTAAAACTTGAGTACGAGCGCCACAAGAAAATAGCAGAGAGAGATGCAGCTGTTAACTTTTCCAGAAAAATGCTAATGGCATGTGTCACTGGATTGGAGTACATTAACGGACGTTTCGACCCATTCAATGTAAAACTTGACGGTTGGTCTGGAAGTGTGATGGAAACTATTAATGAATACGATAACGTGTTTGCGAGAATCGCTGAAAAGTATGCAGGTAAGGCAGAAATGGCACCTGAATTAGAGTTGATGTTATCTCTTGCAGGTTCAGCTTTTATGTTTCATTTAACGAAGACAATGTTTGCTGGTGCTATGCCCGGAATGGGGGATATCATCAAACAGAATCCAGAAATTATATCTAATCTAGCTCAGGCAACAAAACAACAACAATCAATGAAACCACCTAATTTCGATATCGCAAGTTTAATGGGTGGATTGATGGGAGGAAATAACATGTCGATGGGAAACATGTCGATGGGTAACACGTCGACGGGTAACACCGATACGGATGGAATGCCAAATCCAATGGAGTTTCCCAAAATGACCCGTCAGACCGACGTCACAGGTCAGTTCAATGTTTCTCGCGATGGAAACGGTTCCCCTCGCCCAACAAGCTCAAGAACGTCTGAGATTGTATCCAGTGCACAACTAGATAACGACAGATTCTCAGAGATTTCCAGTGAGTACTCGGACGAGAACAGGACAATTAGAATTCCTCAGAAAAAAGGTAAACGAAAGCCAAAGAAAGTTATAAATATTTAAAATCATTTCTTTAAAAAAGTATTTAAATTCTTTAAATTTCTCTCACCTTTAAATGCTATAAGTTTTCCATTTTTATACAATACCAGACAAGGATAAGTGGCGTGTTTACTTTTTTCCATGATACGATCAGCATCTTTATGTGTATCGCTTATTTCTATGATGTCTATTTTTTTTGACAGGTCATCCAGAACATGGGATTCTTTTAGTTCCTTACAATATCCACACCAGGGAGCCAGAATAGCTATCATTGATTTCTCTAGTAGATATATATCATCGTTTTGTTGAACCTTGATATACATGTACTTATGGTATACATTTTTTTATTGAGAATTAATAAATCTGACTATACTTTCAGTTGTTCTCTCACCATCGTATCCAATTAAATTGCCTTGTTTGTACAGTACCAGTGTGGGGAATCCTTGTGATTTTACAGCCGAAAGTATATCTTTGGTATTCTTGTGCTTGTCATCAATTTCAATCACACGGATATGTTTAGAAAGTTCTTCAAGCATTCCAGATTTCTTTAGATTCTTACAATGTCCACACCATGGTGCTAGAATAGCTATAATACAGTCTTCATCTAAGTCGAGATCGTCTGTTTGTTTGTACACTTTGTGAAGATAAAGACTAACGCCAATTGCTACAACGGTGAATATCACAATTACAATAAGAATTTTATTGTTATTGTTTATTGACATAGTTAAATTTTACAAATATTTTTAATTTGAGAAAATAAATTATATTAAAGAATTGGATTTATTGATAATAAATGTATAACAATATACTGATCACATCGGAAGTTGGATGGGATGTTGATGTTATATCAAGAACTGTCGATTATATTTTTCATGAAAAACTTCATTTTTCCGACACTTATTCTAAAATAAAAGAGTTTGTGAAGACTCAGAAGAAGAAACAAGAGGAAAAATACTCTATTAAAAGAGAGGAAAACAAACTTTTGCGTGCACAGAGGAAACTTGAAAAGAAAAATAAAAAACAACAAGAGGATTCGGAGGCGTCTGATACGGAAACCCAGTTCAATAAGAATTATAACCTCATATCTAAACAACTCAACAATCTAAAAAAATTCAATTACATAGAAGAAAAAAATAAAGTCAAACAAGTAGAAGACAATAATTCGAATGATAAATTCGAATTAAACGATGTTAAATTGTATATCAGAGATAGAAAGACTGATATAAATTTGAGAAATGTTCTTGTCAGTATCGGATACACTATCGTACAATTCAGAAGTGAATGGGACAAGAAACCTTCTGCTGGAATCGATAGAAACAACACCATATTCGGGCTTAACAATCCACCTGACCTTGTTATCATATTCACTAAATGGTCAGAAGAACATAACGGTATTGATCATATCATTCATATGAGTCATAAGAAAAACACACCTATTCTAATTATTGACAATGACGAAATGGAGTTAAAATCTTTCAACCCTGTTCCAGGGATTGATACGGCTATTATTGATAATGTCCCCGACAAAGAAATTTACATAGAGAAAAATGACCGTGTAGTTGTAAAACACACAATTGAATCTCTTAATAATAAAATAGAAGAAACAGAGAAAAAAATGAAATCATTGTACAGTAAATGCTTTCTTGAAAGACCAGGAACAAAATTGATAACTCAGAAAGATCTCTAGAAACTCCGAAAGATTTCTATAAACTCCGAAAGATTTCTAGAAACTCCGAAAGATTTCTAGAAACTCAGAAAGATTTCTAGAAACTCAGAAAGATTTCTAGAAACTCAGAAAGATTTCTGGGTTTTGATATAGTTCTCAATGTCATTTAATTTTTCACGTACAGCTTCGCGTCCTTTATTTATCATCATTAGTTTTTCGTCTGTGTCTACGTTTTTTATACCCTTCAATTGGATTTTTATAATATTGGGATAATTGTCAAGTCTAATATCCTGTAAATTATTATATACAATGTCCGTGATACGTATGATATAATCATAAATGTCATAAGTTTCAGATACATGTTCTTCAATAGAACTGGTTATGCACCAGGTTCCGCTACAAAGTACTTTCACTGGAAGATTATCAAGAATACCCCCATCTGCATAAAGTTTGTTATTATATATTTCCGGTGGTAGAATAAGTGGAACACACATCGTCATACATGCAAGTTTAAAAATTGTTATATCTGGATCAGATTTATATGATATATACTCGAGTTTACCTGTATCTATACAAACCACTGTTATAATTAACTCTTTTTTATACTTATCATATAATTCGATAAGGGTAGTATTGGGATTTTCTTTTTCGTGTATTGTTTTTTTAACAATTTCTTTAAACTTGTCTCCTCTCATTAGAGACATATGTGTTAGTATACATACAACGTCGATATCTTTTATATTTGAGAATTCCAGTTTAAACACGATATCAATTAATTCTTTAGGAGTATATCCTATAATCAGTAAAATACACAAAAACCCACCAATGCTTGTACCAGAATACTTTTTCACGTCTGTTATCAAACCGTTCTTATCTAGTTCATATAAAGCCCCAAGGAACGCTATACCTTTTAAACCCCCACCACCTATACATAGTTCTTCCATTACTATTATACCAATCGATTTTTTTCATTGATACTATGCGCAACTAGTTTATTTTTGTCTGTTTATACTGTTCCAAATGTGGGTATTAAATTAACGAGAGGGTGTTTTAGTATTGTCTTGTCATAAACGAAATATATATCTTTATAGAGATTTTTAATTAATTTATTCCATTTTTAATGCCAGAGATTCACAGATATATGTTTTCAAAAAAAACCAAACAATAAAACAAAATATGACATTTCATTGGATAAATTAAGACAAATGCTTAAAAAATATAGTGTATCATTTAGAGGTTCAAAAGAAAATACGGCACAAGGTTTATTTAGATTGCGGGGAGCAATAATCAAAAAAGACGATTTAGAATTAATTTATAAATTATTAGATAAGGGTCAAAAATCTAAAGCAAAACAACTCATACGTAATAGAATTAGTAAACCAATTACGAATTAATTTATAAACCAATTAGTAAACCAATAAGTTCTATGACTCGCGAAGAGTTAATAAAGAATTTACAGAAATTTAGAGATAGTTGGGAAAAAAATACTGGAAAATACCAAGATTTATCAGACGAACGTTTAAATACTGAATCAACTGACCAATTACGTAAGCAAATTAAATTTTATTATAGTGAGAGCTCAAAAATGTTGGCGGAAGATTGGTTACGTAATTATGTATAGCATTTTTTATAGCAATTTCAAGTTTCTTTAAAATAATTATCAGTTACTTCTTTTTTGTCTGATTCTACTGTTCCAAAGTTGGGTATTAAATTAACGAGAGGGTGTCTTAATATTAAATATAGTCTTGTCATAAACGAAATATGTACATCGTTTCTTTGTAGAGATTTTTTAATTTCTGAAATATCTTCTTCTATTTTTGCAAGTCTACTATTAATATCATCCATTATTGTAACAAATAACATAATGTTTTTTTAAGCGATTTATTTAAATCTTCAAATGATCCGTTATTGTCAACAATTATATCTACAAGTTTTTCATCAATCCCATTCTCGGATATATGGTTATCAGACTTATTTTTTCTAACAGATGCATCTACTTTTATAATAATACCTCCAAGCTCCTTAATAAAATTAGCTTCATTATCAAACCGTATATCTGTAATAATCACATTTTTCAAATCTCCAATACGTAATTTCATATTCCGTAACCAAACATCTTGATCAAATTGATCTCGATATATATCTGTTCCAAGCCACTGTGCAAGTGACCGTGGGGTCCGGTTATTCCATTCTGAAAGAGGTTTCTCCTTTTTGTTTGGGTCATCGAAATATTCTTTTGGAATTACATGTATAATAGATAGTGCTTGTTTTATAGGTTCAGCAAAAGACAATAGCGTGTAAGTACTATCGTGTTCGAGAATTATACCAGCAACAGTGTCCTTCCCATGGAATTTTTTTCCTGTAAGACCTATTATCATTTTCTGATTATACATCTGATTACATAACTTTTAAGTTTTTATATGTATTTTTACAATGTATTTTCATCAATAAATGTTTCGTCTATTTGTTTTTTCTTAATTTTTTTTATTTTCTTTGTTATTTTCGTTGGATAAACAGGCAAATTGAACATTGATGTAAAATAACTTTCTGGAATAAGTTCTTTCTTTATTATTTCCAAATTGTAATCGTGCTCATATAACAAAACAATATTTTTCAATATACCATCTCCGTTTGTAATCCAATTTTCAAGAAAATTGTTTATATTAACTCCATTTGAAGTACGTGTCTCGTTTTTCTGAAGTTCATCGATGATAATGTATTTCAAATTAGCTTTATTGTATTTCCTTATAGACTTCTGTTTTAAAGCTGGCTTTCGTGAAACTATTTCTTTATGTTCACATTTGTAGCGTATGTAACTGATAGCCTGTAAAAAAGAATCCGACAGATCATCCTTTTTCTTTGATTTCTGAAAAGTCTCGACAAATTCCTCATCCTGAATACCAGATTTTATTATTTCTTGTGTGTGAAAAATACTGAGTTTCTTTCTTCGTGTATATTCCGATTTCAAATAGGTAAAGTCTGGACATTCTCCGTGAAAACAGTTTAGTTTATGAATCGGAGAATAAACCATAACCTTTATATTCAAATTATTATCAATACTACGAATCATGAAATATGTACTGACAAATCCTTCTATAATTCTTGCTTTTGGGTTACATGAAGGCTGAAACTCCACAAGTACAATCTCAACACTTTTGAAAAGTTCAACTTTATCGAACTGTGTAACCATTCGTTTACACCTCAAAGGGTTTGTTGGAGCTGAAATATCAAAAACGTTCCAGTAATGAATTTTTTCATTATTGTCTATTATACAACAAGCGAGATTGATAGTTCCAATATCAAAAGACGCTATTAACCGTGTGGATTCGTTCATTTAATATGATTTATTTTATTTTTTCGAATCTCTAACGTGCAACTTTAATTGTTCAAGATCCTTTTCAAGTGATTCGATGTTAGATCTTACTGATTTATATGGTCCAGGTTTATTGGATTTGCGTTTATTCACAAAAGACACTTTTGACTTTATAGGTATATCTGTATATTCGATTGGAATGATTGTTCGTGTATTGTTTCGGTAAGCTTTTGAATGTTTTAGTCTAATTGGAACAGACTTATCAGTTTCATTTGAATTTAAATTATCTATTGAAGTAAATTCCCCTGTAGGTAATGTACACATTGACACATTGTTATGTGGTTGAGGTATTTTTTTATTTTGTAATATATGGGACAACCTGTCATTTGGTATTTCAACCTTTTCAGGTATTTCAACCTTGTCAGGTATTTCAACATTGTCAGGTATTTCAACATTGTCAGGTATTTCAACCTTGTTGGGAGCTTTATTGAGTTTATCTGGATTTCCAAAAACATTACAGTTTTTCATTCGAATATCATGTATTTTATCTTTTCTGGATTTTAATTTTTCTTTATTCGACTGGAATTTTATTTCCATGTTATGCATTCGCTCTATTTCATCCAAATCCCATGAAATATGTAGAACCGAATTAACCTTTGTAACTACAAAACCCTGTTTATCGAAATAATTCTTAATGATCACGGCTGTCTCCTGACGGTCATACAACGGAAAACCAGCCATAAAATCCGGGATTTCAAATACAGTACCGTTCTTAAGCAAATGAGCTGTAATTCTGTTCTTAATTCTCTGTATCAGTATCGGTACATGATGGTACTTTTTTTCTATACCTTTCCAGCTCATGTAAATTTTATTTTCATACATATACACACAATTATATCCTTTTTCAAGTAAAATTTTATGAAGAATTTTTGCAACCTCTATAGAATTATACAGTGGTAATCCAGGTACAATATTGGGTACGTCGTAATATAATTCATTTATTCCATTTTTCCGAAGGATATTTATTCTAGATTCTACGCTATTTATCAATTGTTCAACGAAGCTGTGTTCTTGCATTTCCTTTTTTTTTTTAAGTACAAGGATCTTGCTAAGGTAATTATCTTGCATTAAGTATCACAAATAAAAAAATCAAATGAAACTAATAACTCTGTTTTTATAGTAAACATAAGCATTTAGATCTCCAGGGCAAGGTAATTTGATACCAATATCATTGTTTCCTTCGTAGATGTCGTACCAATTGTCTCCTATACTTACAACAATGTTTGTCGTGCGATTGTCGGTATATCTAGATCTAGATTTCGTGAGAAGTTGAAATGTGTTTAATCCACGGATATCTTCTGGACTATAACTTTCAATGATTTTTCTAATTCTAGATTTGAAAATTAAGTGTTCTCCAGAAAAATTGGATGTAAAGATCGAATCCCAAGGTACATTATATTTTTTCAAATTATATTTGATAGAGAGTACACTATTTGGTGGCCTCGATGTAATTATAAAAATCCAGAATCCAAGTTTCTTGAGTTCTCTTATTAAATTAACTATCGGATACAATGGAGGATAATAAAACACGTTTCCGAATTCTCCGGACTTTGTGTACTTTGGTTTTGCAGGATTATAAGGCCGTGTCCATACAATTGTATCGTCGAAATCAAAAATTGCCGCTTTATTTTCTATATCTTTGATTTCTTTTTTTGTTACATGTTTCAAGATGTAATTAGACACTTTTTCCAGATAATTAACGTATATACCTTTTATAGGCGATCCTTTATAAAAAGAAAGAATCCTTTTGTCAACATTAGAATCTCCAACAATGTTTTTTAGTAAATTGTTTGGTTCTCCATCTATATTCTCTCTTGAATATAGTGCAACTAGTAACGATAATACAATATGTATCATTAATAGTAACACATATTTTTTTTTTGATATCAATAAAGATAAATTATTTTATCGGATGTCTCGAATAATACCCACAAGCAAGAACATAAAGAGATTGTATGTATTGCCACATAATTTCTTTTGTCTGTAAATTCGACGCTATATAGCAATTTTTTAAATCAAGATTGTCAGCAAAATTAAAGTCAGTTTTTATAAAATAATTTTCATTCTTGGACATGATTTCGTTTCCGTGATGTTCGGCATTATCCATAAAGTATTTAACCCACATCGTCTTATTCACAGATAATGCAATAGATAACGTATTGTAATAACTTTTTGCATTTCCGTTTGGAAATAATTTTCCAAGTTGTTCTAGAAACTGAAGAAGCGTGCTATTGAATGTATCCAAAATTGATTCTGACGCCATAATGATTATAGTATTTTTTATTTTTATAACATTTTTACGACTGAATTTAAATATTTATTATTATCAAATGAACAAATCTGATCCGAAAATACTCGATATGTATTATAGTGCAAATATTATTAAGGACACAGAAATAGATTTGTATGAATCTTCTCAAAAAATAAAAATAAGCAATAAAATAGACTCATTCGAGTCTGTAAAATTTTCACAAATAAAAATAAACGAATTATTCGGCACAAAAACACGGGTCATGTATTTTAATCCACCTATAGGGCCATTACCACCAGGGTCACAGTGTTCATATATTAACTGTGGAAAAATTGGTCCTATTGCCACAGAAAATAAAGATGTTTATCATGAAAAGAATTGTGAAACACCTGTAAAAGAGTATCTGATTATGTCAGACGAAGGGAAAAAAAAACACAGTTCAAAAATTGAAAAACATTTCGAAGACCAAGAAATCCCGGAAATTATACCATATCTTTCTATTTTTCCAAAAAGGGGTTTACAAACTTCTTCTGTGAGTAAAAGTAAAAAAGTGACACTTGATAATCTTATTACATTATCATATAAAACACGACCTGTTTCCAATAAAGCTCTTTTTTCTAGAGATCACAGTAGTTTCAATATTATTGTAAGATTGAATAAGACATCTTCTATATATATAACAAGTGCTCCTTATTCTCTTACTGAATACAATATAGAAAACCTTGGATCTCGAATCATCGGTATTCTGAGAAAAGACCTTTCCATAGACATTAAAGACAATGTCGAGAATTCTTGGATAACCAGCCTAAAAGGAAATTATAATGTTTTGAGTGATTACACTTACACACTGGATCTCCATAATCTAAATGGAATTATTAAAAATCACATAACAAGAAAAGGATCTCTTTCTATTAAGCAAGAAGACAATAAAGAAAAAAAATATTCTATTTCGAATTACAAGTTCCTATTTAATTTATCCCTTATAAGTTTCACACTGAATGTCGGTACCATAAAAGCATATGTCGAAATTAGAGTAAGAGGAAACGTAAAAATACTCATTTCAAATGGATCTATTTATAACAAAATTGATAGTGATCAACTTATAAAAGTTGCTAAGTTCTTAAAACCTCTCTTTATTGAAAATGAAAGTGTTCTTCTTGTTAAAACAGAAGCAGAAATTTTGAAGGAGAACAAGATACATAATATCATAAAACCCTTGGAGTATAAAAGAAATACTGAAATCCAACCTCAGATATGTACTGGGCCTACTAGATCTAAACCATTCCCTTATTCGTTCAAGGGTATTTGTCCTAAAAAAAATGAAGGTATGAATGACGAGGGAATTTCATGGACAACAGCTGATAAAGTCCGCCCAATGAGGGTTTATGATTTTTATGAACCGTGTTGTAAAAAAATAACAGGAGAGTACGAATTACCTGTAAGATTTTATGATCCGAGAAAAAACGATAATATCGATAACGTTTTTAAACAAATTATATTAGGTAATAATATAAATCACGATGATCTTATAATTAATAGTACAGGCGAGAAGAAAATTTTCTTAAGAAGACTAATTTATGGATTTCCAAATAATATCGCAAAGAAAAAACCAGAATTGTTCGACTCGGATAAAGACATTGATTCTCATACTAAATATGGAATAGAGTACGATGAAAAACTCGGATACATCGATAACAAAGCAGCAACAGCTGTACCTGGAACACCTGGTAAAAGAGAATCTAGAGTATATAAAGGTCTGAAAGAATTACTCACTACGGATAAAGATGATACTATTGAACATATTGTAAAATGCTATTACTCGGATTATAAGGAAACTGACATGTTTGTTAATGACACTATACCAAAGTTGGCCCCTATAATGGTTCTTACTTCAAAGGACTACATTGATTCTTTCGTTATGATGGAAATCCCCGAAAACGGAATATACACCAAATTGGTAATATTGAAAAATGGAACCGTTTATATAGTAGAAGATACAAGGAAGGGTTCCAATATAATATGGGGACCAGAGTTTATAAATGTAGATTATGATTTTAATTTGGTTATATCAGGTATATGGAAAGATAATTCTTTTTATCCGATCGATATACTGTCAGCATCCCCCGAAAAAAATTTACCTAGTTTATTTTACCTTGTAACTAAAGAAACAATCGGATCGACGAATCGAAACTTAGTTATGTCAGAGTACACTGAGTATCTTGTGGAAAATCTTTCACAGTTCTTTGATGTTGTTCCAGTTAAAGCTATGATGGCAACTGATACAAATATAGAACGGATTATCGAGCATTCAATTAGTTGCGTATTTATCTCATCTGATAAAAAATACACGAATACAAGTTTTTTTACATGGTCTACAGGAATCGAGCAGAATTATATGGATGTATTGGTATTTGATTTTCAGATTGTTAATACAGACGAGTTCAAAGGAACTTGTGACGTGAGAAGCGAAGGAAAATTATTAGAAAAAGTTTCCAAAATATACGTTGGAAAGAAAATAGCTTCGAAACTGAAACAGAACAAATATTATCAATTTACTCTTGATTATGAATTTACACCAAGTGGGATTAAGAAGATAACTACAATTCTTAAGATTCCATCGTTTGATATTGTTAATAAAGAACCATTGGGTGAACACGACACGTTTGAGGAAACCCAGTATAAAATATTAATAGCTTTTGATCCACTTGAAAGACCTCTTTTAAAAAAATAACGATTTAAAAATGAATTAGTTTTAACAATTTCCAAGTTGACGCATCAAGGTCACGGATAAACTCTGTTTTGGGTTCACCAACTTCTTTCTTTACATATACTTTCGAAAATTTTTTCATAGTATCAAGAACACTCACCGATCGTTTGCGCAGAGCGATTTCCTGAGCAGTTTCACCATTCCCATTTTTTATTTGTAGTTTGGCTCCTCTTTGGATTAGTAACTTTACCATATCCGAATGACCGAATTCTGTTGCTATGTGTAGTGCTGTGTTTTTATCTTGGTCAATATGATTGATATTTACTTCTTTTTTATCGAGCATCTGAGAAACTTTTGCAATATCGTTTTTTTTCACGTAGGAAATAAATTGTTCAGACATTTACATATAGTTGTTATTTTTTATTACAGAAAATTATTTTTATTTCTGCGAAGTTTTGTATCTAAAATTCGAAGACATAAAAATTAAAATGTATGGAAAATTTCAATACTCCAACTGATATCATTCGTTACTTTGATTTTTTGGATATTCTCTAGGCGTCTTAGTTTTTCTTTAATCATCTCATAAGCAACAGGATTTCTTTTTATTATTTGTTGTTCGTACATTTTCTTCTCTTTACGAACTTCTTTTTTCTCTTTATTCAATTTATTTATAAATTCTTGGTCCTGTAACTCTGTTTTTTCTTTTCTTGTCTTAGTAAGAATAATTTGTCCAGACACATAATTATTTATTGTGTACACTGTTTTATATACCCGAGTCCCTGTAGTTTTGATAATTTTCTCTCCTTTGTTTTTCTCACTCAAGGATTCGTTTTCTCCTCTTTTGACAAGTACGTTTTCGATGACGTGCTCATCAACTTTATTATATTTTTCTAATTCTGAGTCCAATAAACGACGACTATACATCGTCATACATCCAGTTTCAATTTCTAGATCATGTTCCGGTTTGGAAATGGTTTCTATTACCGTATCCGTGTACCCCCATATATTTTTAGTCGAATAATCATATACATAATTCGTATCTCCTTCTCGGACTATATATTTATGTTTTACAATTCTTGGATTAACACCTTCAGCTCTTTTTGATTTTGACAGTTTTTGTAAAAATGAAAGAACCCTATAGAATATGTCAGCTATATCGGAATTATCCTTTCTTTTAATAGAAACTCGAATGTATTTTTTCTGTGAAGTAATAAAAGTACCAATATCCAACTGTTTTTTAGAAACTGTGTTATTGATATTTACAATCATTTCAAGTTTATTTTTATGTTCATCCCCGAATCCAGGGTACATTTTGTTCAGTTTATCGACAATCGACATATCGTATAAATTTGACCTAATATATTCCACCAGATAGCTAGTCATCTTTTTTTTGTCTTCGTCAGTCATTTCATTGAAATGTACGGTCTTTATTAGTTTTGATTTAACTAAATCCACAATTTCATTTATTAAAATTCGAGTATCGGTCATAAAAAGTTCACCAAATTTTTTTTCAAGGTTGTCACTGCATGTATAATTTATACGCAGATTCGTTGGAATAAATCTGTTTGGTTTGTAGCTATAACACATATCGATAGCTATAAGAGCAGATTCCTTATCCATCCATTTTATATGTTTCTTGGACAATTCAGTGTTTGCATTCGAACAATATTCAAAAAAAAGTAGAAAGTCTTCTAGACTAAAATGGGTTTTATAAGCTATAATCGTGTTCATAATTGTTTTATACGCGTTTGCACCTTTCTCTCTTTCCTTTGCTTCTCCTTTTTCATTACTAACAATTGTGATTTTTGAACCATCGTACAAGAACTCGTAAACTTTTCCATCGTAGTCGTCTTTTAAATTACTAGTGTCGAGCATACTTGTCATATTTTTTTTATCTATCGTAATTTCGTTACCAGCTTTTCCAACTACAATCCATTTATTCGATTTCTTTTGTAGTTTGAGATCAATTGTGAGATGTTCTTTTGGTTTCCATTTATATTGTCCTCTGGCAAATCCTTCTCCAAGATAATATCTATAATTAGTGTTTATAAAAATAACACCATCATACTCTGGTATTTCCCATGGCTCGAAATTCATTTTCCAAGAATAATGTAATTCGAGTTTATCCATGCTCATTTCAGAACCTGGTTGTGTGTCTATACTAGAATGCAGTTTATTAATGATATAATCTTGTAACGTTTCTTTTATAAATAAGACAGTTCCATCTGGAAGAACAAGGTTACCAATTTTATTGTGATCCACGATTTGGTTAAAATATAGAACTTCAGGGAAATTAAAGAATTGCTTGAAATAGAACTTAACAGGTAGACCAGATAATTTATAGTTCATAAAGTCGATTCGTTTCACTTTTCTTTTGATATATTGCAGAAACTCCATTCTTTCCATGAATGGAAGTTTATACACTTTATAACTGTTTAACATTACAATATCAAATAAAAACACCTGAAGGACCCCGTTTTTATTTTCAACTACTTCACAATCAAAAATACCTTTGAATTTAAAATTTATTTTCCTGGTTTTTATTTTGGAAGATTTATGTGTTTTTGTTAACACTATCGAAGGTTGTATATTAAGTTTTGGTACTTTTTTTATTCTTTCCTTGAGAATATTTTGTTTTCTAAGTAGGTATTTCAGTTCTAGGTCTTTGCGTTTTTTATCAAATTCAATACCTATTTTCTTAAAATCTTCAGGTGTTATTTCCTGTATTTCTTTTTTCAGATTCATTATTTCAGTATAGTCTTTAGACCTGATCAATGACCGTAGCTTTTCCCTGTTTCTTTCTTGGATTTCACTTAATTGTGTGATTCTCTCAAGTCTTTCAGATTCAAGTCGATCAATAGACTCATTGAATTTTTTTGTCAAATTCAAGAGTATTTGTTCTTTGTTTTCTGGTTTCAATACCGGATCTTTTATTTTAGGTTCCAATGTAGTTTGAATTGGTATTTCCGATTCCTGTTTTGGAAGGTACATACATTTGGGACGATAAACTACCATTGATCTATTTATGAACAATATATCTTCGTCGATAACACATAGGTACCTTACACCATCTATTTTCGGAGTAAGTACAGAATGTTTCATTAAACCATACAGATCTTTGGGTAAAATCTGAGCTGGTTGAGACCCCACAAATGGACCTCTGTATTTTCTTACATTGTTTAGAAATTCGTTATAATAGTCACTAGTTGTATGAACTGCTTCCAACAAAGTAGTCATTTACCAAACTCCAATAAAATAAAAGTGAATCAATTGATTTTTTTCGAATTATGGAAAAAAAATTCAAACGATTTTTTTCGAAATGTATTGCAAAAAATTACTATACTTGTGAAAGTCCTTTTTCTGGTGATTTCCAGAATCCCTGTATATCACATGGTTACACATCGTATGGGATAATTCATGTAAAATTAAATTTTTCATACTTTTCCAGCTCAATAATTGACCTTGTTCGGTTCTTAATTTTAACATAATATGTCTCCTACTTGCGAGATATTCATTATCCATAATTGTATTCAAATTGCATTTTTTAAAATAAACCCCTTTTGGTTTATTTAGACCTTCAAACATTGATTGTTTTGGTATTTCCTGTAAGGTGTAAGGGGTATTCATAAGTAGGATAGCTCCAGACAAACAGTTTTTTTCGATTGCCAGTTGGATGTTTTCCTCCACACACTTTATTAATTCTTTAATGTAGTCGTTAATGAAAGAAATATACTCTAATGCTCGACGAGTATTTGAAATATCGTTTCTAAGTTTGTAGTTTTTGTTTTTTAGTTTATAAGAACGAAATCCTTTTTTCTCGTCAAGGTCCCATGTGTCCTTTTCTTTATCAATTAAATTCGCTTTTCTCGAAAAACAACTTTGTTTCAAATTAAACTCTGGCTTTTGTTTTGAATTCAAATTATTACGCACTTTTTTTCGAGAAACACGATTGCTCATATAGAATTTACTTTTATTTTAATTCGAATGAAAATAAATTAATTTTCTTCTTTGAAAATTTTCAGTTTCATTTCCAGTTCTTTATCACATACATTACCATTTTTGCATTTTATTGATTCGTACATGTAATCAAAATACATTTTTATACGTTGTATCCTATTTCCAAACATCCATACTGATTGTTGGAGATTTTTTATCCTTTTTTGTTCGTCGATACTGTTCGATTTCATTTTCAATTTTAGTTCAGACTCCGATCTTTCCAATAGTCGACCATTCATCAATTGATATGCTTTCAAGTAATCATAGAAATCGAAAAATCTTCTAATGTACATGTACTGTTTGGAGTCGATTTCAATCACTTCAGGTAAAATATAAACACGCGTTCCAACTCTGACACTTTTGAAAACTTCTATTGTTCGGTCGTATCTTTGTTTATGTGTTTGAGGAGTTACAAATGGGTTCCAATATTCCCCCGTAACTCCAACAACACTCGGGTCATAATCAGGGTCCATATACCCCAATTTGATTTGGTTGGACTTGGTATCATCTACATTTTTATTAATCCCCATTCCGGTATTTTTAGCATTGTACTGTATAAATTTTTTTGCTTCAGAACTTTTATATTTACACAATTTTAATAAACCATTGATTTGACTTTCAGATAAATTAGCATACGGTTTTTTTTGTTGTTCTTGACCAGTTTTTAATCGTGTTAGTTTTGTTATTAAACCATCTACATCATCATTGTCATTTAAATCAATTGCAGATATCATATTCTGTAAAGCAGTAAGCTGTTCATCCTTGTCGACGACTTTGATTGTTTTGTTTCCGTCTTTATCTATCATGATTTCAAAATGATTATCCAAATTGGAATATAATGTATTTGCATCTTTTTTGGACAGAGGTGCAATTCCCTGAAAAATCGGGAGGTTTCGGTATATAAGAGGAACATTTGGATCATCGGAACCATTGTATTCGGTAATGATATTATATATATTTTCCATAGGAGGTATACTTTTTTTGAATGTTCCTATTATTCTTGTCCTTCCACCATTCTCAATTGGTAGTTTCATGTTTTCAATCCAACTGTATTTCGATATGTCGTTTGTATCGTTCATAATCTTGTTATAATTATCTCCTATCGTCTGAGATACAGAACACATATCGAAAACCTTTCTAATAATGTTCTCTTTTCTTTCTGTGTTGTTGAGTTTGTTGTATTTTTCTTCTCCGATCGATTTAATTACAAGATCTCTACAAATACCCCATAGTATTTTTGGATGGTACATTATTTTATCAAATTCTATAGCAGAAACATAAAGGTCATGCTTCTTAACATTCCCTGGTCCTTCGATCGGAATGAAACTCTTTAATCTTTGGAATTGTTTATCTTTCATACGTTTCACATCGAAATTCGTTCCAAATAAATCTTTACCCATTTTTGTGACCTTTTTATACAATTTTTTATTTCCAACGATTCTGATTATAGTAGACTGTATATTAGTCACTTTTTCGATATTGAAATCATTACCAAATAATCGTTTACCAGTTTTTTCTCCATTTACAGGTTCGTTATCCATATAGAAAATTGTATTTTCGGATAGAGTTTTTTTATTTTTTTTATAATTACTTTCTGTTATTTGTTTTTTCACAAGTTCGTCCTTGATATAATCGGTCGATTGATCGATTTTTATTTTAAAGTTCTGTTCCATTGTTGCTTCGTTTATGTTAAAATTGTTTCCAAAGAGTTTACTTCCAATTTCTTTACCATTTATTATTTTTCTATCCAACCATTCAAGAATAAAAAAAGAATCTTTTTTAGAGATACCGCTCTTAGATTTTTCTACTTTACTTCTTTTTCTTTTCAGTGTTTTACGGTCCTCTAGTTCTTCGGATTCTAATTCAGAGTTTTCAGACTGTTCTGTTTCAGACTGTTCTGTTTCAGACTGTTCTGGTTCTTCAGATACAACAGATGTTTCTGATTCTTCTGAGTCTATTTCAGAGTTTTCAGATTCTTCTGAGTTTTCAGATTCTTTGGATCTTAATTCAGAGGTTTCAGATTCTTCATCTAAATTGTATTCATCATCATACTCATCCATATTGTTTCTATACTATAGTAAAACAATTTTTTTCATAATATCGATTCTTGAAAATTGTATTTTTTCAAAATTGTATTTTTTCAAAATTGTATTTTTCAAAATTGTATTTTTCAAAATTGTATTTTGTCAAAATTGTATTTTTCAAAATTGTATTTTTTCAAACAATTTACAATTTTGACCACGTCGGTGTACCCATTTTCAGAAGCGATGTGTAAGGATGTCGATCCCTCGCCGTCTACAGCGTTTACATTGGCTCCTGCAGCCAGGAGTGATAGGACTCTTTATTTTTTGCTGTCTCTATTAGACCACTATTTCCAAAGGAATATTTCGTGAATCGATTCGTTATTTTGGAGGGGATACATTGTAATATTAGCGAACAAATGAAATTGTCAATTAATTGGTGACGAGTAATTCATTTGGCGTTGCGTTTGGCGCGACCAAGTTTCTTTGCTATTTTCTTGAGTTTGGAGAGGCCCATTTTATTGGCCCCTGCAGCCAGGAGTGTTTGGACTCTTTATTTTTACTGCTTTTAGTAGATCATTGTTTCCAAACGAATATTTCGTTTTTAGTAATCATAAACATTCGATGCTGTTGGTATAAAGTCGTTTACTGTATCTACGTCATAATCCATATCACAATCTCGTGTATTTATATAACTCGAAAATTTGAATGTAAGAGATATATTATTCCTTGTGAAATTAGATATTCTAGGATCAAACGAGTAATTTGAATTGCAAATCATTATTCCTGACAACGGAACAAAATCAGATCCGGATAGTTCAGATAAAATATAAGGCTGATTCAAACATATCCTAGTTGTACCTTGTTGAGAAAAAATAACAGTAGTGTCTTTTATTTTTCTTGTAAATCCTAATGTTCTTTCCAATGGAATTGGTGTTCCATCTTGAGTGAAGAACTCAAGTTCCAAAGAACCAAGCGACACTAATGGAGGATAAAACGGAATCGACCACATTTTGTTATTGTATTTAGATAGAAATTCTTGTTGGTTTTCTATGTATTCCGAATTCAAACGAATAGGTATATTGAAGTTGGACTGATTAGATGTATCGTTTATATTTTGCGTATGAATTGTTCTCTTTAGCTGATTGATATTTACAACAATATCTGTGTTTGGAATTGATTTTATTAGATACAATAGATATTTCTTAATTGATTCAATAAACGTTCCTGTTTGGCGGTCCCTATAAGACACCCTCATATTTATATAATTATTCATTTGTCTGAGTCTATTATTATCCAAAGGTCGATTGTTCTTTGATCCTGAATCCCATTCCATCGCCGGTGACGGTAAGTTAGAAAAATCACATTTAAGCAAGGACACTGGTAATACGTTGGGACGAGGATCATTTATTGAATTAGAATTTTCACATGAAACAGACCCTTCTGAAAAAACATAACTTGCTTGGGGTTCCTGATAATTGTCACATGGAATGTTTGAACGGATTCCGTTTATATAGTCTTGTTCGAGTCTTTTTTGAACAAAAGATACATTTGAAGTAGCAATTGGATCTATATAATGAGAAACATTTTCGGCAGGTATAGTAGTTTCATTCATAGAAACATTCATTATTTCAATTATATAATTATTACCTGAACCAGATTGAATAATTTTTGCAGTGTCACCTGTTTTATAACCAGATCCACTGTTATTTACAGATAATCCGTTTTCAGTGCTGACAGTTAACCCGGACCCGTTTCCAGTTATAGATTCAGTAATTAATTCTGGACTACTGGTGTATCCATTTCCAACTGATACTATTTTTATCGATATAACGTGACCCCAAGGTATATTTCCTATTCTGACAGTATTTCCACTCGTAGGGATTCTCCAATAATTTGAACACCCTATAACAGGGGAATTTACCCATTGAGAACTTCCGGTTGTGTAAAAAGAATCATTTGATGTACTTTCTGATTTTCTCCATTGAGGAGAATCACTATCCATATCATTGTATTCCATTGGACCGACCCCTCCCGCTGTTATTGGAACGTAAATACTACCTGACAAAGGATATTGCCTCCACGAGTACATCCATCCCTTGAAATCTCCTCCACTGATGATACTTGGTTTATGAGGCCCAGGTAAAGAATCTTCCCAGTTCATAGGATCGGTGGATTTTTTCTTTACCCAGATTTCGGAATTAAATTTATGAAACACTCCATCGTATTGTGTGTTTGGCAGACCTGTAACGACAATACTACCAGGTTTTCCTTTTTCTGTCATATTTAGGCCAACATAAACTTGAACAGCTCCGAACCCTCCATCGTAAATTACCCTCATTGCATTTAAAATATTAGGATTTTGAGAAGACTCAATATTTGAAAAGGTAGCTATTTCATAAGAAACTCGATGTGAGTTTTCCATCATCATTTCAAAAGTGTAACTAGATTCTGTGGGATTGTATTCTGGGTGAATGATTGGTTCTCCTCCGATATTGGACAAATCTCCATTCATGTATAATTCATCAAGTGTGTCCTGTAAACCTGAATTTTGAAATCGATCTCCTGGACGTCCATATGGACCCCAACAATTTCCCCTAAAATTTGGAAACGGGATCGGCATTGGTCCAATGTACCCAGAAACTGCATCATATGTAGAACACCCAAGATCAATTGGGGATGATTTATTTTTCCTTGGTTGGTTTGGCTGGTAGTTCATTCCTAAACCCGGTCCAGGTATAAATCTCTGATAATCACCGTATCCTGTTTGTATCAAAGGATTGTCAACGACACCATCTAAATTAAAATCATGATCAATACTATTTTCAATAATATATTTTGCTGATTTGTCATTTATATATTGCCCTTCGGGTATAATCATCTTCAGTATTATTTTTCGTAGCGGTATTTGGATTTTAACACCATCACGAAGAGTGATTTCTTGTAAATGCGGAAAATCTTCTAAATCATAAAGTCCAAATCCAGAAAATATAAGTCCGTTTTTTGCTCTATAAATAGGACACCTTTGACGTTTCTTCGGTTGTGGTTGAAACGGCCAAGGATCAGAAGACAAATTGTCTTGTGGAGGATTCCACAGTTGATAAGGAGGAGGAGTATGTGGATTTGGCATTGAATGTTGGTCAATGTAAGTTCTAAAATATCTCAATGGTGTGTGAAACAACCCATTCATGTCATTGAAATCCTGTTTAGAAACCGGGACAGGGCTATCATACCCAGGGGAGGAAATGTCTATAAAATTTTCTCTTTTCTTATAGATACAATTCGTGACAAAATCAGGAAAATATACATAAATTGGAACAATGTCTCTTGGTATACTGATATTCACGATTTCAAAAGACACGATAGACTTTATATTTTTTTTAAACTTGAACTCTATTTTATTGTTTTTTATTAATGAAGAAAATCTATTCTCTCCCTTGAACTGACGTAATTTTTCATTTGAACTGTTGAGCAATTTAACATCATCAATAGAATTCGGTGAAGATAAAATACTATCAGCGAATACTATATTGGTATACAAAAACAATAACCTAGCTTCATTTAAACTTAGTTCTCCTATACATTCACGGGTATCAAGTGTAACAAGATGATCGATTTCTTGCATTTGTATATCCTTTAAAAAAACCTTTTTTTAAACCTTTTTAAAAGTTTAAAAAAAAGTTATTTCTTTAATTCATTTTCATTTTTTAATATTTTGTATGTGTATATGGCACCATCTGGGACGTGGCTTTTAAAAAACAACTATATTGTATTAATGGGAAATAAAAAAAACCCTATTATGATACTTAAATTAGACACTGTGACGGGAAATTATGTTAACGTGTACAAACAAAAGAGTACAAACAAAAGAGTAGATAGTTTAAAAGTGAAAAAAAAAAATACACTACCGAAAAAAAAAATGAAACAAAACTTTTTAGGATTATCTGTTTATAATACAATGAAAAAAAATGTTACGAAACCAAGAGTAGTGAAAAAGTCATTTGTAACAGTAACGAAAACAAATAATAAAAAAAAAAAGTTTAATATGGTAGAAAGTATAGGAGAAGGAGATACAATTATAATAGGTAAACGTGGAATAAGTGTACTACACAAAAAAAAAAAAAAAATTTAAATTACCTTTTTTTTAAAAAATTTAAATTACCTTTTTTTATTGTTCTTCATCGGAATATACTGTGTCCTCTATATCAGCTAATGTGAGCATATCTTTACCATTTTTATTATTTGATTCGAATTTTACATTTTGCATTACACCTTTTCTCGTTGGATTTCTATTTGGTTTTTTAATATCTATTTTCCTGGAGCTACCAGAGTATTTATCAATTTTTTTATTGATTTCCATTTGTTCGAGTATATCATTCCATGTATCTGGAGTACACCAAAGGGTCAATGACAAATTGTCATTATATTTGCCAAGTATTCTTAAACTCTGAATTATGTTTTCTCCATGTGAAGATTTTGATGGATGAAAATACTGATCCGTGAGATGCCACTTGTAGTCTTCTGATACAACACTCACACCTCTAGATATCATATTTCCACCAATAATCACTATATGATTATGCTTCACAGTATCCTCTTTTAAAATCTGAAGAACTTTGTTCAATTGAATTTTTCTAATCCAATGACAGAACCGACCGTTAGTGCTTTGTTTAATACTATAATTGATACCATTGTAATTAAGTCGATGATTATCGTTTGTTTGTATAAAAGCTCCATCTCCATTGTAAACCAAAACAGTTAGTTTCTTAAACATAGACGCGAGTTTTTCCATTATACACATTTGAAAACCTTTTTTTCGTGTCACTAGATGAAACATAATTCCGTGTTTTTTTTTCAAAAACTGAGGATAAATAATATCCAAATTTGGATCTTCATGGGGGACCTGCGAAATTGGGAAATTCACATGAACGAATTTCTTATTGACCATTTCCAAATTTTTATAGTCTTTAGGTTCCGTCAATCGGAGAACTTTTGTTATTTCCTTTTTAACGGCAAGAACAGCAAATGGAGTTGCTGTAGCAACCAAGGTATGTGACGAACCTTTTTCTATGTATTTCATATAGCATTCAAATTTGCTAATATTTTTAGTTGACTTAACAGCATAGTCTGCTTCATCTATACACAGATGATATCTCAAGTTTTTTTCTCGAATTATCTTTAGCATCTTAGTTGCTTGAATGTGATTCTGTAAACGGATAAACACAACTTGTTTGTCAACTTGTTTGCCAACTTGTTTGCCAACTTGTTTGATAAGTTGTTCTGATTCTTCGTTGTGTATTTCAAGAAAGAAAGCACTATCAATAACGATCGTTTGATTGAATATACAAATTCTTTCTACTAACTGTGTAATATCTATTTTAAAATTTCTGACAAAAACAATGACAGAAGTCTTTAAAACAAATATGGACCACCAACAATATGCTAATAATTCGATCGTTTTTCCTGATTGTACATGTCCTATGAGTAATATATTTTCTTTCTTGTTTTCATATTCACATAAAAAACTTGTTTTTTCTTTTATTCTGTTGAAAATTACATCCATGGGCTTTTTAGAAACGAACTTGCACAGTATTCACTTGCATAGTATTCACTTGTATATTTTTTTTTAAAAAAAACTTAACTGTCCACACCAATTGGACGCTTGAGTACCTTTTTAATAACCACAGTTTTCTTAGTACCACCATCAGTGGTATTCACATCGGTCGTAATAGTGTCAATTTTAGTGTTCGCTGTAGTCGTCACCGGGATCGACGTGGTGGTCGATGTTGTCGTTGTGGTCGTTGTGGTCTTAGTGTTATTTGCTGTAGACGACCCTGGGAAATGATGCTTAATGTACTTCTGAAGATTGAAATAAGAGAGAACTACCTTGTTTCCATTGTCATCTACAACAGGAGAAAGAATACTGGCAAGTTTCTCTCCCGCCTCTCCAGTAAGGAGAATGTTTCGCTTGAAATCGGGATCCTTGAGATCGTTATCCTTGATATAATTGGTAAGAAGCTTGGTTACCTCTGTACGAGAAATAGGAACACCGCGTCCAACTTGCAAGAAGTCAGCAAGTTCATTCGAGATTTCCTTGGGAATGGCAAAGCCACTTGGCTTCTTGTTCTCATTCTTCTTTTGCTTGTTCTTTTTCGATTTCTTTTGTTTGTCATTCTCCTTCTCGAGAGTAATGATCTCCTTCTTCACCATACGGAGTTGAGTAGCAAAAGTCTTCAGATTCTTAATAGACTCCTCCCATTGCTTAATAATGGTCTCAATCGTCTGACTGGTGTTTTGGGTAACAGCGATATCATCGGTAATAGTGGATTTCTCCATTTCTTGATGATCACTCATTTCTATTGTAATTTGAACTAAAATGTTTCTTTAAATAGGTTTATATTTTAGGTCGAATGATTGTATTTTTTTTTGAAATTGTGTTTTTTTTGAAATTGTGTTTTTTTTGAAATTGTGTTTTTTTTGAAATTGTATTTTTTTTGAAATTGTATTTTTTTTGAAATTGTATTTTTTTTGAAATTGTATTTTTTTTGAAATTGTATTTTTTTTGAAATTGTATTTTTTTTGAAATTGTATTTTTCTAGTAAAATTATTTAAAGAAACATCACAGATACACGTATAGAAGAAATAGAATAAACAAGATGGATAACCAAACTCTCCTGTCGAGTGAACTGGACCCCAACAAGATCTGTTTCAGTGAGGCAAAATCACAGAAAATCGGTGGAAACATCAAATCTTCCCGAGTCAGCTATTTCTATGGAAATAATACCGACGAATCTAACCGTCTTATTATTCAGACAGCCCGTATGAAGATTCCTTTTGGAATCAACAACGATGAAAAGTTTGGAGACGGTTCAAAGTGGGATGTTCGGCTCTCGTTTCAAGGTGAGGAACGAAGCAAAAAGATCATGCGTTTCCGAGAGTGCATTGAAAAGATTAATGAGGCCGTAAAGACTAAGTGTGCTGAAAACAGCAAGGATTGGTTCGGTAAGGAATACAAGAGGGACATTCTAGAGGAGTTCTTTAAGTCTACCATCAAAACTTCCAAAAAGGAAGGGTATTCTGACATGTTCCGTGTTTCTATTCCTTTCAATAAAGAAAACACAGCACCCAATGGAAATATTGAGTTCTTCAACGACAAGGAAGAACCTATTTCCTGGCACGATGTCACACCTGGATCAGAGGTTATTTGTTTGATTGAAATCAATTCTGTGTGGATTGCACCCGGAACAAAGCAATTTGGAATCATTGTTAAGCTTCTTCAGATGCAAGTTTTCCCATCTAAACAGCTTCGCGGATATCAAATGAGGTCCGATACAGATGCAAACGGAGATGAAGATAATTCGGTCGAGGAAGAGGAAGAAGAGATCATCGAAGAAACTGTCGATGAAGACGATATCTAAATTAAACAATTTTATAACTGTTTTATCATTATTTTATCACTATTTTATAACAATTTAATCACAAGTTAATCACAATTTTAAAGGAAAAAAATAGAAAATTAGAAAATAAAAATCATCTGTTTTTTAAGAAAATTGACATTCCGTAAAAATGTCAATTTTTTTATAATTTAGATTATAAATGTCGTTGGATTTTAGAATATTTTTAGGCATAGAGGGAGAAGACGATATTTACTTACACCTTGAAGCTGAAAACAACATTGATTTGTTTCCTATTTTGGATGGTTTCTTTTTAAGCGTCGAAGCAGCGGTTTTAAATAATAAAAAAAATCTCTGTAAACTATCTAATTATAGTAGAGTTAAAAATAACGACGAATGCATTGGAAAAGAGTGTATTATATGTAAAGACGAGTTTAAACTAAATCAAGGCAAGAGAATTCTTAAATGTGAACACGTTTATCATAAAAAATGCATTGACAAATGGCTTCGAAAGTATAAAAACAATTGCCCTTTGTGTCGTCAAAGCGTCTAATAGTTAAATTTTTTTTTTGAAATGCCCAATTTAACGTTTTTTTAAAAAAAAATGTCCAATTCGTCATTTACCATGTAATAATTTAATTTATTTATATATCATGAATTCTGAAAAGAAAGAAAACTCAAACGAAATTAAATTTTTATTTGACACTCACGGGTTTCGAAACACAAACAGTAGTTGTTTTGCAGATACGATTTTAGCATCTATGTATTTTTACAAATATTCTCCTTTTTATTCTTTTCTGGAAAGTAACTGGAAATTTTCAGATTACAAACATTCTAGTGATAAACAGAAAGATATAACCATAAGAAAAAAAATACAAACTGTTCTGAATCATACGTTGGAAAGAATGACAGACACAGTTTCGTTTAGAACAATTATCGAGTTATATTTTAAATGGAGAACAGACGGAGGACATTGTCTTCAGAACGGACAACAAGATCCAAATGAATTTTATGACAGAATTATAAAAGTTTTCGACTTTGACCCTATAACGGTTACAACCGTAAGACAATCGAAAGTTTCCGAACACGGGAATATCATAAAAGAAAAACCGGTTACAGAAAAAATGAGTTTCATAACGATACCGAACGATAACACTTCATTTGATGGATTCGAAAGACTACGGTATCCGCTGTGGGAAGATCTTGGCGAAGATTCTTCAAATTGGAAAAACAATTTAAAGTCCGAAAAGACATACCGTTGGACAAGAAATATGGTGAGCTCCATACAGGGAAATAGTTGCTTGGTGTTTTATATCAATCGAACGGCTGTGAAATACGAAAATGGGGAAATTATCGGTTTCAAGACATACAATAAAATAACAATGCCTTCCAAAATACAAAATTACTTTCTTTTTTCATGCATCGTTCACATTGGAACAATAAATGGAGGACATTATATAGCAATTCTTTCAGATGGTGAACATAACTATTTGTATGATGATGTAAATATTCAAAAAATAAATGACTCGAAGATACAGGATAATTCTTTAATATATACAAATGGTGTAATGTTTTTTTATTATCCGTTAAAATAATTAAAAAAACAAATCGTACTGTTCTATAGTATGTCTGAAAACTTTGTTTATACCCCGTTGCCAACTACACATGCTCCAAATACATCAAAGCTCTACAATCTGGATAATCATATTCATAAATTCAAGAAAAGACCAGATTTTAATGGAAATACAATTAAACAGTGTACATTATGTCGTATTCGATGCATTCCAAAAACTATCGGACATATGTCCATATTCGAAAAATCTAGTTTTGATTTGACAAGCATATCAAAGGAACTTGATATTATTAATGGCGATTGTATAGTTTTTAAAGAAGAAGTACCATATAAAACTAAATCAATTGATTATCACCACTTATGGAAAAAATCTATTAATTCTGTCATGAAAAGAAACAGATTCAAAAGAACGATACTTGTTTATAATATGTACAAATACCCAAATGTTTTTATCGAGAAAACAACATCTGGAACAGTTGGTGTAAACACAACAGTTGTTGGAAACACAACAGTTGGTGTAAATAAAGACAACTATATACGGAAACCGTTGCATTCTCCCCAACCTTCTAGAGCAGATGATGGAATCGTATACAGAAAAGACGGACACGTGTTTTTACATGGGAAAAAAATAACATGGCTTGTAAGACCGGCAGAAGAAATTCACTCGGATTATGTCACGGTGATTCCTTTCGACAAAAGGAACATATTTAACAAAAAAAAAAATTAACATTTCAATTCCTATAACTGTTTCTTGTCGAAACCCCCCCTGGCGGAAGATCAGGAAATACGATATTGTCCGGATTCTGGACAAGATTTTTATCTACATACTCCCACCTATTCCAATCTCTTGCTGTCACGTTATGTCTGTAAGAATCATTTAAGTTAGTTGGTTCACCTATACCGAACCCTAATTCTGTCGAATGAATATTAATCTTAGACATATCTGGGTGTCTAGCACCTAATTCGGGCGATGTTATTGTTGGTAAAGTGTAGCTTATTCTGTGTCTGCTAGAAGTTAATTCGCCTATAGCGTGGGTTACGCCATCACTGTGTACAGGATAAGCCGTCTGATTTCCAACAATTGTAAAATTTGAATTTTTGGATAATTCAGGAGCAGTTATGTATTTTAATGGCTTTGGGAGATTATCCGACATATTATATTAATCAATTTTATTTTTTTTTTAACAATTTAATTGCGTTTGCAATATAGGAAAAAAATTGAATTGTCATTAATATAAATGTCTGACAAAAAAATAGAAGATCTAGAGAAAAGACTAAATGCTATAGAGCAGAAAATGAAAGAAACCCCAGGAAAAGATATTAAAACTAATACACCAACCAAAAGGAAACCTTCTGGGTATAATTTATTTATGTCGGAAGAACTAACAAAATTAAGAAAAGAAAACAAAGATCTTCCTATGAAAGAAGCGTGGTCTATGGCAATAAAGACATGGAATGAAAAAAAAGAAAAGAAATAAACTGTGTAAGAGTATTCTTCTAAACACAATGAAAAGGGGTTACATTATAATGTCTCGTCTTTGTTTGTTGTTTAAGGTCTAACAACCGTAAATCTTCTACTTTGTGTATTTCTTTGTCTTTAGAAAAAACTCTTGTTCTTTTTCAATCCTGGGTATTGGATCTGTAAATCTTCGCATTGGTTTTAAATAGACTGGATATTTTGTTATGTTGTGAAGCATATTGTAATGAATATAACATTATATTTCATTACAATATTTCATTCCTTTATTCTACAAACAATCGATACCATATAAAGGGGTTTGTAAAATGTTTAAAATTTTGAACCTAAAAATTAAAGACTAACGTAGAGTTATTTGAGTTTATTCCAGTTGAGGATTTTATGCAAGTAAATTACAGAACAAAGAGTGAAATTGTTCTCTTGTAGTATGCTGCGCTGAAACGGTTATTACACCAGAAGGATTATCGAAATTTGTCGGTATATTATCATGTGTTGTACGAATAAGAAATACCTTATTTATATGAACAGGAACATTAACAGCATATAAATTAGCACCAGCTAAATTATTCCTGTAAAATATAAAAACTGCATATACGTTTTCATAATCAATTTCCAGAATGTTGTCACCTCCAGCATACTCATATACGTCTGTATGAATAACTTGGGGTAGTAGAGGGTTTTCTGCGCTACACTGAAAGTTAATAGGATGTACTTCAAGTCCTATGGTGGGTAATTGAGGGTAAAATTCGCCTAATAATATTTTTGTTATTATAGATGTCTTACCAACTCCTCTATCTCCAAGGAATAAAACTTTTTTTATATATTCAGGATACACATGTACCGGTCTTTTGGTAACTTTAGGTAATGGTCTGTTTTTTTGTCTGAAAAGATGGTATTTGTGTAGGCGCCATAAGTGCTTCTGTACCTCCTCCGAAATACATACCCATTTTATCTGACATCCTATTTTTACGAATGTCCTCCAGAAACGGTAACGATTTTCTTGGTCTGCCGACGACTTTCTTTCTCATTGCTCTTTTGATTTGTTTCGCCAGAACTACGGGTGTTTTTCGAACACGACGTCCATTTCGTTTCAAGGTAAGCTTAATACCCAGTTTCTTGGCCTGTACTGTCATTTTTTTGGATACCTTCGCCTTCTCTTTTAGCGCCTTCGGTTTCTTTCCAAAACTCATTTTTTTACGCAGTTCCTCCAGAAACGGTAACGATTTTCTTGGTCTACCGACGACTTTCTTTCTCATTGCTCTTTTGATTTGTTTTGCAAGAACTACGGGTGTTTTTTTCACACGACGTCCATTTCGTTTCACGGTAAGCTTAATACCCAGTTTCTTGGCCTGTACTGTCATTTTGTTGGATACCTTCGCTTTCTCTTTTAGCGCCTTCGGTTTCGCTTTCGGTTTCTTTCCAAACCTCATTTTTTTACTCGAACCGAAAAACATTCCCTCCCGCCTACACATTGGGCAGTCACTGCGACCCCTACCCCTCCAGCGCAACAAACACGATGCGTGGAATTCATGCCCACAGTTTGTACGTACCCCCGTACCACCCTCTTGTTGGCATATTGGACACACCTCTACATCATCAACAACAGCCAAATCGTCTCTCAGTGCTAACACTTGGTTCTCTCCTACATATATCACTCCCGTCGGATTCGCAGCTAATGCTCTATCGAGTCTGTCTCTCTCCACACGTGCACCTTCGAGATTGGCTCCTTCGAGATTGGCTCCTTCAAGATTGGCTCCTTCAAGATCAGCCCCTTGGAGATTGGCTCCTTGGAGATCGACCCCTTCGAGATCGGCCCATTGGAGAATGGCCTCTTGCAGATTGGCTCCTTGGAGCCTGGCCCCGTGGAGATCGGCCCATACGAGATTGGCCAATACGAGATTGGCCCCGAGGAGATCAACTCCTTCGAGATTGGCCCAGCGGAGATCGGCCCCTCCGAGATCGGCCCCGCGGAGATTGGCCCCGCGGAGATCAACTCCTTCGAGATTGGCACCGCGGAGATCAACTCCTTCGAGATTGGCATCGCGGAGATTGGCATCGCGGAGATCAACTCCTTCGAGATTGGCGTCGTGGAGATCAGCCCCTTCGAGATTTTGCACTTGGAGGCTGACGACGCCAAACGAGACCTTGTTTTTACGCAATTCATCTAGAAACGGTAATGATTTTCTTGGTCTGCCGACGACTTTCTTTCTCATTGCTCTTTTGATTTGTTTTGCAAGAACTACGGGTGTTTTTCTCACACGACGTCCATTTCGTTTCACGGTAAGCTTAATACCCAATTTCTTGGCTGTTTCCCCAAGAGTGTCCATTTTCTTACCAAATTCTAACATACTTCCTCTCATACTTTTTCTTTTAGTATACATTTTATTTGACATTTATATAAAATGTAAATATAATATTTTTTCCGATATTGTATTTACATTTGAATTTATTAGTATTTTTTCCTTAAAAAAAATTGATTTTTGGTGTTGTCTACTTTAAACTAACTGTTTATATTACGAGGACCCTTTTTTCCATAGGGGGGTTTATTTCTGGCAATCCGATTGTCTACCTGACCACCATTTAAAGGAGCAGCTGCATTTTCTCCATTACATATTTTATTGTTATTCTCAAAAGACCCAGATTTACAGGTATAATCAACTTTATATAACCATTCCGCAAATCCGGTTTGATTTGCTTCAGATTTATTTTTAACGTATAAATTGTTGGACGACCTAAATAAATCCCCAAAATGTTTCATTGTATTTTGATTCATAATAAGCACTATAAATATTTTATTTTCAATGTTTTTACGTTACATATCTTTCCGTATCATAAATTTATTTTTCTTGAAGTCACGTGTTCTTTTTTTCTCTATATACTTTTTTTCCATGACACTAGGGTCTTCTTCGGAAAATGTATCGCTAAAATTATTTTCTATTTCGGCTTTATCGGGTATATTTTCTGAACTGGTTATATTTTTCTCCTGGTTTTTTTCTTTCATTTCATTTACATTATATTCTGTGACAGATTCAAACATCCAGAAATCGGAACATTCTTTTGATAAAATAAAATCATAAGACATTAAAAAATATCCTTCGGCTCCCCAGTTTTTACCCATACTGTTTTTGATTAAAAAAGATTGTTTCTTATCACTGTATCCTACTGCGCATACACAGTGCCCCCCTAACAGGTTTTCTGTTTCTTTATCTGGACGGTATTCTCCAGAACAATTTTCAAAACTATCATAAACATAGAATCCGAATAGAAAAGGATATCCTTTTGCCAGTGTAGCCTTTAAGTGTTCCAGTTTTTTCGGAATTCTCTTGTATTTTATATTGTAAAAATGAGTCTCGAAATCTTCTGGTTTACTATTTATTTTATTTAAATCATAAGGCCACAACTTTTCATCACATACCCCGAACTCAATCAATGTTTTAATGCTATCGCGTAAAGATATACTAGATTCGATTTTTTTCTTTTTTTCATTAAAATACAGGAACATTCTGGATGGATCTGTTCCAAAAAGAGAACATATTGCGTTTGCATTACATGCGTCCAAATCAAGTTGATCATATACCACTCCAAATTTACTACGTAAATCTACTTTGGATGGAATGTTTCTTAGATCTTGTTTAGAAAACGACAAAACAAGATCACGGTCATCGTGTATATCCTTCTTCCAGCCATATGATCTTTTTTTCTTGGAATATCCTACTCCCATGTTTTTAATTATTAAGTTGTATTATTTTAATTTATTTCATACGCACAATTAACAGAAATAAATTATTCTAAAGCACCGTATACTACTCCATTAGAAGAAGCATTTGGAAATACATCTACATGTGGATTCAGATCAAATTTTGTGGTTACTGATTTGTTGGAGTTTGTACTTTTTATAAAACAATAATTGCAATAATCACAAATTGGATGTTTAACGCTTCCATTTATTTTTTTTTTGGTTCTCCAATTAATATCAACACTAAAAAATAAAATAGTATAAATAATAAAATTATTGGTTGTAAAAGTGTTACTCCACCTATGTCAATAAACTTTTCCATCGGTGGTACTGGTATAAATTCAAATTCTACAGCTCCATTGCATTGTCTTGAATTATCTATCCAACCTAGTCCTTTTACATCAAAAGATAATTGAGATTTTTCTGTGACTGTGTCATCTAGAATGCATATGTATCTCTTTTCAGGTGGCCAAGGTGAACGTTCTCCATCACGAGAAGGTGAGTAACGCCCGCGTCGGTCACGAGAGGTTAAGAAACTATATAATTTGAAGTATTTTCCTTGTTCTTCCACATAGAAAGTATTATTTTCATATACATACTCGACAGAATTCGGATTCAGTGGGCGAATTTTTTTTATTTCCTCCGGTGAAAATACCAAACCTGTGGTTTCGTTGTAATCGTTTGTAAGACCAACCTTTACGGAGTTTACAACAGTAGCATATCTCAATAATGCATTTTTTGATTTTATCTGTATACTTTCGTTGGAAACTACAATATCAAATATATTAGAGTCTGAAAAAACAGTCCTACTTTCATCTTCAGTTCCAAATAAATGCAACTTATCAGGTAACAAACCAGATGTAGTCTGTCTAGATAAACAAATATCCTTGTTTCTGAGTTTGATTATGTATTTTCCAGTTGTAAGTCTCATCTATTCTTATTTACAACAAAATAAAATAAGAAGGTCGCTTAAATACTAAAAAAAATAATAAATCTTTTTAACACAATGTAAAACTATATCCTTATTCCAGCCATATGATCTTTTTTCTTGGAAGATCAGACTCCCATGTTTTTTTTATTTATTTCATACGCATAATTATTTCTGATAAAAAAAATAATTTTCAATATTAATGTATTCTAAAGCAAGAAGTATCTACACTCCATTAGAAGAAGCATTTGGAAATACATCTACCAGTGGATCCAGATCAAATTTGGTTAGAAAAAAAACAAATGAAGATTCTTTCCAAAACACACCACCCCAAACGGGGTTTACCCAACGAGATTTCTATCAGAAAGGAAAAACCCAAGAAAGAATCACAGGGAACGAAACTCCACAACAGGAAACTCCACAACAGGAAACTCCACAACAGAAAACTCAAACCGAATGCCACTGTCCATCGCATTGGGAAGAACTAAACAAACAAACTCATTCAAATTGGTTATACGGGAATCCAATTTGGATGGGTTATAATCAGTTTAACCGTCCCTCTTGGAATCGTAGCCCTGATCAATGGGTAGGTGTTATTCAGAATGAACCATCTAATATAAACTACCAATGCAACTGCCCAATGTGTATGGGGAATTATAAAAATTGGCAACAACACAATACACGTGAATATAACGGTTGGTATGATAACTGTCCAAGTAGACAGTTTAGCTGTCCAAGTAGACAGTTTAGCTGTCAGACTTGCAATGGATATTGTTTTATAATTGTTATAATATTTTTATTGCTATTGTTATTAATTTGAATATATTTTTATTCTTCTATTTTGTCGTGCAACTATTATATTTTGACCATGAAAAATACACAGATGGGTCTAAAACGCAATTTGTACTATGCAAAGTCACATTCATGTCAGGTGAACGGAATTCCTCGATTGTGAGTTTTCCTCCGAACATGATTAGACTCTGTCTAGGTGGTGCAGTTTTTATATAAACATACTTACCATAAATTTGTTTTACAAATATATCTAGTAAACTAATCGTGTACTTTGTCGAAAATGAATTATCGTTCATAGCATAAGCTTTAGAACATTCCCATGTACAAAATACTCCCATTACCTTGAACCTTTTTCTCAATTCGTCGTATCGATATGGAAGTGTTTTTGGTGAACCGTTGAATGAGTGACAACACCACCAACAGTTAATATTCGTTTTATCTGGCCAGTTTAGTTTATTATTTTCTCCCCTGAAATTCTCAAGAACCATACTAAGTTTATCATTGGAATTTTCTTTCCACACTGTCTCGTTGCTTTTTTTAGTAGGTTTCTTTTTGAGTAATATATTCGCTGCTCTTTTTTTATTATAACTAAGCGATTCGTCATTGTTGATATTGTTAATTATACTTTCATTTTCATTTTCTTCTTCACTATCGTATTCTTCTAAAGGAACATCGATATTACATAAATTGTTATTAGATCGATTCTGTTCCTTAAATTTTGTAATTATACTTTCATTTTGTGATGCATTTTGTATACCTATATTGAATTTTCCAAACGATATTGTCTGGACGTTATTAGATTCGTTTAGTTTGTTATCAGTTGAAAATTTCAATTTATCACCAACAGTATCAATACTGTTTCCAGTGGTAGAAAAACCTGATATTTTAGACACAGAATCTATGTCGCATTTTTTCCGACGCCCTCTCTTTTTTAGTATTTTCTGATCAGGGTTCTCTGTAGTTGTTTCCTTTAGTTTTGGTTTTCTTCCTCTCTTTTTGAGTATTTTCTGATCAGGGTTTTCTGGAGGATTTTCCTTTAGTTTGGGTTTTCTCCCTCTCTTACCACTCATGGTTATTGACTATTTTAGTCTTTTTTGTTTTTTTATATGTATTTATTTAGTTTCGAGACACATACTAAATATATATAAAGAAACAATTAAATTTTAATTATAAAATGGATGAGGACTACAGTAAATACGATATCATTTTTAAGTCTGTTCAATCTGGAGCTATTAGAACATTATTCGAAGCACTTAAAGAAGTTCTAACAGATGTAAACATCGATTTCAATGAAACCGGGTGGAAAATTATTACTATGGATAACACAAAAGTTGCTCTTGTTCATTTGAAATTAGTAGCTGATAGTTTCGTTTTGTATAAATGTAATAATCCGTGTAAGATAGGTATTTGTATTGCTTCTCTTTACAAACTATTGAAGATATCCGGAAATAATGATATCATCACTATGTACGTTCTCAAGAATGATACGTCTCGATTGCACATCGTAATTGAAAATAAAGATAAAAATACAATTGTACATTCTAAACTGAAACTTCTGGATATTGACGAGGATATACTTGATATTCCAGATGCTGAATTTGATTCTGTGATAACTATGCCTTCAAATGAATTTCAGAAGATATGTAGGGATATGAGTAACATAGCAGAGACGCTTATCATCGAAAGTAAAGGAGATAGTTTTTCTATGTCGGTTGAAGGAGACATTGGAGAAATCGAGATCGATATCGGAGAAACTCAAAATGGACTTATTTTCTCAAAAAAATTCGAAGGAAAAAACGTAAAAGGTCGATTTGATCTAAAATACATTATGTTATTTATTAAGAGTTCTTCTTTGTGTAGCCAGGTAGAGATCTTCCTCAAGCAAGATTATCCTCTTATTTTGTTATATTCGGTAGCAAATCTTGGATCGATTAAATATGTTCTAAGTCCAAAAGTGTACGATTGAATTTAAAGTGTAGTCTAAAGTGTATCACTGAGGTTTTCTCTAATAAATTCATGGTCAAATGTGTTTTCATGAAATATTTTATTTGTGTCAAGGTGTAAATCACCTCTTTCGTCGTTTTCTTCGACTAGTTCCAAATTTTCTATCGAATTATTGGAAGTATCGAAGTCTTTATGATTTACCAATTTCCCAGAAGGAATTTTTCCATTATGAATAAACCACACTAGTTCATGATAAAAAATACTTTTTCCAGCTATATCGGCTACCATATAATTGAGTTGCATTTCCTGTATTTTATAATATTTAGCATTATAAAATGGAGGAAAATACGCAACTATGTGACGAAGAAAAGAAATTACACAAGATAGAAACAGGGGTGAACGTTAACAATAAAGAACTTTCAATATTGGAAGAAAAAATGATTGAGGCATTTCCTGACGGTATATCAATACGATCTCTCACAAAAGCAGCTACAGATTTTATGGGTATTGTTGGTCAGATAGAAAACCTTTCCGGTACTGAAAAGAAGCAACTGGTTATTGATATGTTGATTCGTAAGGCAGAAGGTAACGAACAACTAAAAAATATTATATTAGATATTGTTCCAGATATAATTGATTATCTGATCGATGTTGAAAACGGAGACATGGTTTTTAATCAAAGAATAAAAAATAAATTAAGATGTTTCGTCTGTTTTAACAAATAAATTTGTTTGAAAATTTGTAATGAACTACGAGACAGATCCAAAAAAATTACTTGATTTGTTACAAAAAAAAGAACATGATCCGTATTCCAAAAACGAATACAATGAAACAAGCCTTATGGTAGCCGTAAAAAAAAACAACGAGCTTGCAGTGTCTATATTATTATCATATAAAGCGGATATAAATACACAGGATATTTTTTTTCTGACACCTCTTCATTGGGCTTGTATAAAAAATAATTCAAATCTAGTAAGTTTATTACTAATCAATAACGCAGATCCGGGAATTGTTGATTTCATGGATAAAACTCCTATTGATTATGCTATTTACTATAAACATTACAACTTATTTGAGAATTTTTATGACTCTATGTCATTATCTATGATACGTGAATCATATATTGATCAAATAAATATCAGAAATTTCCAAGTTGTTGAACAAATTACAAGTTACAGGGTTATTAAAAACAACGAAACGTTTCTATTGAATAGTATAATCGAAAAGGATGATTCTTATGTTTTACATTTAATAATCGGATTTATGAAATTAAAATGCCCAAGGGTATTTGACACTACAAGATGGATAGGAAAACTAATAAATAAATGCATAACACTTTATTCCATAAACTGTTTGCCTATTTTACTGGAAAATGAAAAAAGTATTAACTTTACAGAGTATATTTTCTCTGGACAGACTTTCGTTCATAAAGCAGTAAAACAAAATAATATAGAAGCTGTTGAAATATTATTAATGTATAAAGCAGATCCTTGTATATATGATACCTTACATAGATTACCTATTCATTATGCTGTGCTGTATAGAAATATGGATATTATAACATTATTAATGAAATATACGTTCAACGTAAATAAAATTGATTTCCATAATAACACTTTCATGGAGTACGTATTAGACTTAGGAAATAATGATATTTTTAGTACTTTTATACAAGAATGCGATTTAACGACACTTTATGCCTGTCTGAGAAAATTAGAAAGACAAAAAGAAACGCTAACAGAAACCCAATTAAAAATTCAAACAGAAATCAAAGATTATATATTTGAATTCTGGAAACCACTCATAACTGTTTTAAATACTTCATTGAACGAACTAGGACCACTCATAAAATCTTTTATTTCATAATAAACTTGTCATTTTCCAGTAGACCCAAACCCGCCTTCGCCTCTTTCAGTTGAATCGATAGAAGAAACAAGTTTAGATTTAATACTCTCCCCATCAAAAGCAACACATTGTACGAGTCTATCACCCTTAGAAATATTCCATTCTGAATCAGAAAAGTTGTCTACAAGAATCATGATATTCCCCCTATACATTGAATCGATGATAGCTACGGAATTTGACAACCTAAGTGGGGTCTTGCTTCCCATACTGGAGCGCGGATATACTTGATACGGTATGATTCTTCCATCTTTGTTTTCAAGGCGACATTTGATTTTTAGATCGATTTTAGTTGATAGACTCTTCGGAGGAATTACGATATCATCTGGGCAGAATAAATCGAATCCAGAATCATCTGTATGATTTTTTACATTTGAATAGTACGAGCTGTATAACTTTTCATCGCATAGGATATATAGCGTGTTCATTTTTTTATTATTTGTATAATATTTTTAAATAGTTTAATCTACAATTCGAATCTTGCAAGATTCCGACAATGTTCCACATATGCCAATTACATCAAACATTTTCAGAATCAGGCTTTCAGACAAATATTTACTGTCTTGAATAGTATTTCTATTTTTTCGCAATTCTATTTCAAATTCATATGAAATTTCTTCAGAGTCCTTTTTATTTGTTCTCACTTCAGTGAGATCAAAATCCCACATTTTATATTCCCAGGTATTTCTCTTTTTGGTTCTGGAATGTTCACATTTTGATTTCAGGGGGAATTTATCGGTATCTACTGGGATTTCTTTAGAAACTGAAACCCTGAAATCGATAGGTCCGTTGTCAATTATAAAATTAATATTAAGTAATCTTTTCTTTTCGATACACCTCTGTTCCCCATTGTCAGATACAGACAATCTGAGTTTTTTTGATATATAATCAGTCTCGAGAATTTCTTTAGTGTTTTTCCATCTATTCCCAGACATCATTAGTTTTTTAATGTTTTCATAATGCTCATCTCCAATGTTTGTTCCAAATGTGCGCGAATCTTCTTCATATATTCCAAGTCTTCCTTCGATTTCCACAAGTGGGTCGTCTTTGTATTTCTCAAGAATTTCAGATACTTTTTCGATTACTTCAGACATATCCATCCGAATATTCATAGACTCCATTTTTTTAACAATCGAATCAATTCCATTTTCTTTTTTATTGGAAACGTTTTCATTTTTAGTTTCCAATTGACTCATTATGTTTATCGGTTTAAACAACCAAAAAAAGTCTTGACTTTTACCGTATATGTAATATTTTTAGATATACTATAGTTATTTTTTTTTTGTAAATTATTTTCACATTATAGCTGCTCCAGTTGACCCAGTAACGATATCTGGAAATCTTAAGAAAACAGCCAATATATACAGTATAAGTATGATTAATATCCATATAATCGTTTCTCTAAAAAAAGATCCAAAATCAAGAATATAAGAATTTTTATTTTCATTTCCGGAGTTTGGAATTTTTACGTTCGGTTTAGCCCCGATATCTGGTATTTCTATTTTCATGAATTCGAAACTTTCAGGTGGTAGAATAAAAATAATAAGTGGATCAAATATGGTTTCTCTGAATTTGTTTATCATTGAAAATGTGAAAATGGAACCTATTGATGTTACGGTTATCCATTTTTCCTTAAAAATGAAATCAATGGGATCAATCGGATACAATGTCATTTATATATAGCTTTTTTTAAAAACCTATTTAAAAAAAAACCAATAAACTAATTTAATTTTCCTATAATGACTCTAATTTTTTTATTTCCTTTCCATTCCAAATAATTATTTATAAAAATTAGAGAATTTGGTACTGGAAAATAACAAGTATCTGTAATATTATTATAAAAATAACATTCGTCGTCCCAGTTTATATCATTTTTAAGAAAAAACAGTAAAGTGTATGGCTGTATCCTATCTGGAATTTCTTCGTTGTACTCACAATCAAAATCTTGAAATAAGTCACCTGAAATATTTTCGTTTATGTATTCGAAATCTTTTTCATTGAAAACACTGAACAATCGGATATATAGCCCAAGACTTATTTTCTTTTTTTCGGGAAAGAAATCGATTTCCTTTTTTTTTTGTAAAAAAGGAAAATACGACAAACACATAATCAAATACAATACGTTCATAATTATATTAAAATATAAATAACATATTATTATGAACTCGATCAACAGAGAAATTCTGATAACGATCGAACAACATAAACAGAAATTGGATTTCGAGTATAAACAGATAGAATCTGTATTAAATGAGTTCTCAAAAAAGTTCGAGAATGATCCGGTTTCATCTATAAAAAAAGCAGAAGATATAGTAGAATGGTTAAAAGAAATTGTAATTGGAATAAAAATCATAGAAGGGTATATTCACAATTTTCCAAATGCAAAGGAACCGAAATGCGGGTATGTTTCTGATAAAATACATCAAATAGAAAATGAACCTATTATATCTAAAGTTTATGATATTATAATCCCATTGTCCATGATGTTAAATACGGTTTTTCTATTAAGGGACATTTAAGTTTTTACGATATACTATTTTTTCTTAGATTTCTTCGTAGGTGTGATGTCCATTGGTTTTTCAACTGGTTTTTCAACTGGTTTTTCAACTGGTTTTTCAACTTCAACGTTATTTGTTTGATTTCTCAAAAGGTCTTTTAAATTTTCGGATTCATTGTCAGATTCTTGTATTTCTTCTGATCCTTCACATACATGATCCTCAGAATCATTCTCAGAATCGTCCTCAGAATCATCCTCAGAATCATCCTCAGAATCATCCTCAGAATCATCCTCAGAATCATCCTCAGAATCATCCTTAGAATCATCCTTAGAATCATCCTTAGAATCATCCTCAGAATCATCCTCAGAATCATCCTCAGAATCATCCTCAGACTCATCCTCAGAATCATCCTCAGAATCATCCTCAGAATTATATACCATATTATTTATTTCAGACTCCGATACATTTTGTAGAATTTTTTTCACAACTTTCACGTCTTCTTTTACTTCCTCGTTTGGAATACAATAATCTTCTAAAGTTGGAAAAATATCCTTGATTTTATGTCTGTGTTTATTATCGATTTTCTCTGGTAACACTAAATTAAATCTCACAAATAGGTCACCAAACTTGTTTGGGTTGTCTTGATTAGGCATTCCTTCTCCTTCTAATTTTCTTATTCCGTTATTTAAGTATAAGATATCATCTGTATTGGATTTTATATTGATAATATGACCATCTAAATGTTTTATATTGTATTCCCATCCAAATGAATCTGAGAATGATATGTCTTTTATAATATACAAATTATCAGAATCCCTTTCGAATACATCGTGAGATACTTCATTGATTGTAATAAGAATATCACCAGGAGCGTGTCCTGGAGTTTGATCACCCTCTCCTACAAACCGTAACATTTGCTGGTCAACCGTTCCAGGTGCAATAGGAATAGTTATGGTTTTTTTCTCTATGTAAATTTCTTCTTTGATTTTTCCGTTCTTTTCATTTATTTGTCTAACCCTCTTTCTTTTCACGGAAATGTTTTTTTTCTTTCCTTTATAAAGTTCTTCTAATTTAACATTGATACTGAAATGAAGATCTTTATTTTTCTTCTTTGTTGAAGCGATTTTATCATTTTCATTATTTTGAAAAGAAACTTTCATATTATTTCCAGTTGTATTTGAATATAGTATACCAGAATTAAATTTTTCAGGGTCGTTCATCATTGTCATCACGTTTTTAGTAACATGCTGAATCATATTATTAAGATCCATACCCTGTAATTTCTTTTTTTCACTCTCCGGAATATCATTTGCCAGTTGTTGAGCTAGGGTGAATATATTATTCATATATAATATAACTTAAACAATTTTTTGAAGAAAAGTGGGCGCGCAATGGAACTCAACAATAAACTCGATTAAAATACCAACTGTGATTTAGTCTTACCCAATAAAATGCTGGTCATTTCAGTTGTTGTTGTATGATAAAGAAAAGAATATAGAACACGCTTTTATGATAAATTATACTGGATTCTCGTAAGTTTTTATCAATTTGTACAATCTAAAATGATCCCCTCTCATTCTATTAGCTGTTTTTTCTAATATTTTTATTTTAGCGTGGAAATGATCATGTGTTTGCCATTCACCATGATTAAAACTGAGAGAATAGTCGTTTAGATTCCAGTGAGCACAGAACTCATCTATATTCCTGAAGAAAGAAATGAGTTCGGTATCTAGAAAATCTTTTAGAGTGTTATAATGTTTTTTTGGTGTAACAATTATCATATTTCTATTGTGCATATCGTGGTGAAAAGTCATGTCGTCTATTTCCTTTATTATATGTTTTAGAACTTTTCTCTCTGGAAAGCAAGTGTAACATTTACTTTTTTTCTTTTTAATTGATTTTTGAATATTATCTTTTTTAACTGTTTCCATGTTTTTTTGAATCTAATAAATATAATAAAAAGCATCTTTACGACGTACACGTTATTATCTGTTCGGTAATGAAAAATTAGGTACTTGCGGAGGAGGACCTCTAACAGGAAGAGACTCCATTCTTTCTTTCGTAAATCTCTCCAATTCGGAATTAAATTCTTGTTCTTTTTTACTCACCAATTGTTTAGAAGGGCCGCTTTGGGTTGAATGTGAGTCACGAGAAGCCTCGATTTGAAAAGAAGCCCCGTCTTGAAAAGAAGCCATGTTTTTTTTCATTTCTGGCATATAGTTTTCAAGTGAAGTGTAATGTAGATTTCCCTTTTTCTCAAATTCTGGTCCAGACGAGAAACTATCTTTTACTTTTTCTGCTAACCAGTCGAATGCTTCTTGTCCTTGTAATATATGTTGATTACTAATACCAATAGCTGGAACTTCTTTTAGTTTCTTTGGATAATTCTGTACATCCTCTATCGCTATTTTATCGAAAAATTCATTTAGAACAGGGTATTCGTTCAAAATACCTATTATTTTCTTTGAATATACACATTGTCTCGAATAGAAAAGTATATATCTACTAGACATTTGTAAAGTATAAAAACATTTTTTTGATTTAATTTAAGCGACAATCTTTTAAATGTCAATTTAAAACAATCTTTTAAATGTCAATTTAAAACAATCTTTTAAATGTCAATTTAAAACAATCTTTTAAATGTCAATTTAAAACAATCTTTTAAATGTCAATTTAAAACAA